ACATCATAATCTCCTCTTTATAATGGTGCAGCAGGAACTGGTGAGGTTTATTATGATCCTAATGACTTCACCAAGAAAGCAGCACCTAACTATTCTCACCACAAACTAACTGTATTTGAATACGCAGACACAGAAGAGTTGTCTCTATTCTACAGAAAGATTGCAAAGGCATTCGCTGGTTATCAACCAACGATTGATGACCCAGGTGAGTTCGATTTCAACATCCAAGAGAACAGAATTGTTGGTCCTCTTTCTGACTCTAGAGTTATTGAAAGTCTCAAACTTACTGATGCAACAACTGATCCAACCATCCCTGCTTCTACAGCAGAAGTTGAAGTAACGACTAAGGTTGATCATGGATACTTTGCAGGTCAGTTTGTTTCTATCTCTAACACAGAGATTGATGACGTACTGGAAGGATTCTTCCCAATTAAGGAGATCGATCCTAACGATCCTCGTAAATTTACATATGAAGTACCAATTGTTGTAAGTGCAATTGGACAAAACTTGGTGTCTGGTCAGTTAATTAGTCAATTAACTACACCTGCACTAGGACAGAATGCACAGACTCTTGCTGAGGTTGATTCTGTTGAGTCTGCATCACCATATGTCTTTAACTGCTCTATTCGTTCTACGTGGGGTATTTGTGGTATCTGGGCGAACGGTCTTAAGGCAACAGGCTTTAAGTCGATGGTTATCGCTCAATACACGGGTGTTTCGTTGCAGAAGGACGATAGAGCATTCATCCGTTATGACGAGTATTCCAACACTTGGAACCAAGCATCACTAGTAGATGCATTTGCAACGGTTCCTTACCACGCTAAGGGTGATTCTTACTGGAAGGATGACTGGAGAAACTTCCACGTCCGTGCATCAGAAGATGCATTCATCCAAAACGTTTCTATCTTCGCTGTTGGTTTCGCTGATCACTTCCTGATGGAGTCAGGTGGTGACATGTCTATCACCAACTCGAACTCTAACTTCGGTAATACATCACTTCACGCTATTGGTTTCAAAGGATTCTCCTTTAACCAAGATAAGGCAGGTTATATTACTGACATCATTCCACCTCAACAGGTAGAAGAGAATACTGATACTATTGAGAAAATCAACTACTATACAGTAGATATTACTGGAACCACACAGAATGCAGCAAACTACACCAAGTTGTTCTTGGGTAGTGATGATATCATCACCCCAGCAGATCGTCCTGCTGTTGCTATCAGTGGTTACAGACTTGGTGCTAAGACAGATGACAAACTCTATGTAAAACTAGATCCTATTCAATCAGGTGGATCTCAGTTGTTCAATGTAACACTTAACCCAACGGGTTATGTCAAGTATATTGCAAAGGGTTCTATTCTAAATCCATCTGGTTTAGCAATTGATAACGTAAGTGCAGACGCTGCTAACTTAATTGAAAGCAACCGTCGCATGATTCAGGAGGAAGTCTTCGGTTATATCATTGAGAAGTATCCAAGACTTAGAAACATTTCTTATGTCAATCCTGGTCTAAATCCAAATGCAAACCGCTACTTCGATGGTCGCGATCTAATCATTGCTAACCGTCAAGAGATCATTGACACTGCATATGCATCAACTGTAGTAACATATCCAGCTACAACTATCAATAAGGTTGATATTGGTGAGATTGTTGATGCTGTTGCAGAAGACTTGAGAGATGGTGGTAATGCTAACACCATTGGTAAGGTAAAAGAATACTTTAATGGTGCTGGAACTCTTGCTTCTTTTGTTGGACAAGAAGACGAAATCCTCTGGGCATTCAATAGATCAAGAGATCTCTGTAAGAAAGCAATTGCTAACCTATTACAAGTCAAAGCAGATATCTATGATCCTAATCCTAACAGCGATCTTGCTGGTTACGGTGTAGGTGTTGGTTACACTGGTTCCGAAGCTGAAGAGGCAGGACTAACAGATAATGGTGTAACTGTTGATGCTGCCAACACACAGGATCCTGCAGGTCGTAACAAGGATGGTCGCAACCGTATTGTTGCTAACCGCGACTTTATCCTTGACGGAGCATTAGCAGAGATCGCTGTATATCATCCAGACTTCTACATCCCTGGTGATACACAGAGCAATGAACAGTCACGTTATGCTGATGGATTTAGACTAATTCGTCGCAACAGCAAAGAAATTGCTGATAAAGCTCTTGCTGCTATTGCACTAAACCATCCTGACTTCTACTTCCCTGGTGATCAGCAGACAGATACTGGATCAAGATTTGCTGATGCTTATCGTTTGATTCAACTAAACAAGGATGAGATTATACTAAGTGCATTCAATTACATGAATGCAAACAATCCACCATCTCCTCTACCAGCAAATTATGAGACCAAGTGTAAGAGAGACATTGGATATTTCATTGATGCTATCTCACTCGATGTCTTCCTAGGTAGCAATGAGTATGCATATAGATTTGCTGCTGAGTATTTTGATGTAAATGGCGATCCAATCAGTAACGGATTGGTTGATGAAGAAAGTTCATCTTCTGTTGCTTTCACCCAAGCAGCAGCACAGATGAAGTTGGCAGTTGCAAACCAACTCACAGTAACAGACCTAACCATTACAGCAGATCCTCTAACTGGTTCTAATACAGATCCTGCTTCCTGTGCTAATGTTCAGTCTGCTATTGATACTCTAACCACTATCGTTAATACTATTATTATCGATGGCAACCTAAGCAGTGTTCCTATTGAACTCAACAAAGGAACACTTGTAAATGGTGAGTTAAAGTGCTACAGAGATATCAACTATTTCATTGATGCTATCTCTGTTGATATGTTTGTTGGTGGAAACAAGCACACGAGAACATATGTACAGCAGTATTTCTCTGACTCTAGCACACAGCTTCCTAATGGATTGCTTGGTGAAGAGGCAGAAAGTGTAACCGCTTTTGACGCTGCTTCTATTGAGATGCAGAAGGCAGTTACTAATGGTCTATACTACAAGGATCTTACTGTCACCCCAGGTGAATCTGAGTATGGAGATGGCAATGGAGTCGTTGGTAACACTGATTCTACTGCTTGTTCTGATGTACAATCAGCAATCTCTAACTTGGTATCTATCGTAACTGATGTATTCCAAGGACAACCAACACCATCTCTAGACAGTCTGCCAGCAGAGAACGCAGGAACTCTCCTCGCAGGCGAGACTAAGTGTCGTAGAGATATCGGTCACATTGTTGATGCAGTTGCACAAGACCTCTGGTTTGGTGGTAACGAATTTACTATTGCAGCAACGAAAGAATACTTCGATGCAAATGATGGCACTGTCCTAATCTCCAACGGTGTTGATAACGAAGTTGCTCCTTCGATCACAGCATTTAGAAGAGCACAGGATCTAATGAACCGTGCTGTCAATAACCAATACTATGATCGCGATCTAACCATCACACTAGATCAGACTGGCGATCCTCCAGTATTCGCTGACATTCACTCTAACGCTTCTATCTCTATTCTTGATAACAAGAAGTTTATTGCTGCTGAAGCATATGAGCGTATGCTTGCTGCTTATCCATCATACACTCCTCAGACTGGTAACACTAAGCAAGACTGCCTAGATGATGTTTATGATGTACTAGATCAGATTGCTTATAACGTCAAGTTTGGTGGCAATGATAAGACTTACGATGCTGCTGAAGTATATGTAACTAACATCTTCGAAGGTCAAGTAGTAGAGACATTCATCGATGCTGAGCGTGATGAAGCTGCTAAGGTATTCCTCGAAGCAAAGAACATTGCTATCCAAGTTATCAATAACGAAACTGTATCTGTTTCTGCTGGTCACACAGAGACTCAGGTCTTTGACTTTACTCAAACTGATGACTGGGATGATGACGATGCTCCACTACCACAGTGTGGTTCTGCAGTTGCTGCTACTGATACTCTCTTCGGTATTATCATTCAGGCAATCGGTACTGATGCTGGTGTTGGTAACCTCAATGGAATCACTAGAACTGCTACACCACAACCAACCGCATATACTATAGGCAATTGCTCTGATGTATTGGCAACTATCGATACTCTTGTAAGTATTGTTGTTGATACTCTCTATGCTGGAGACCTAGATGCTCTGCCAATTATTGATAGTGGTGAGTGGGATTGTGCTAATGTACGTTCTACAATCGAATCTCTCTACGATATTGCTAGTGATGCAATCATCGGCAATACTCTTGGCGAACTACCTGTTCTCAACCAAGGAGACTTTACCCTCAACAATGAGGCATCTAAGTGCTTCCGTGATGTAACATACATCGTTGATGGTATTGTCAATGACTTGAGATTGGGTGGAAACATCGCTTGTGTTCAGGCAGCAGAGGCATACTTTGTTGGTAACCAACTCGATTATATCGATGGTGAGAAGACAGAGACTCTAGATGCATGGGATTATGTCGGACAGATGGCAACTGCTGCCATGAGAAACTTCGACTTCCTTGCATTCAACTGTTCCACAACAATTGGTTCTGCTATCGTTGATGTTGGAGACACTCGTGGTATTCTAATCGGTATGAGTGTTGTTGAATATCTCAGCACAGATTATGTTGATGGTCTGCTACAACCAGGAGCAACCGCTGTTTATTCCAACATTCCAGAAGGAACTTACGTTAAGAAGATTGTAAGCAATACTCAGATTGAGTTGGGTGTTGTAGGATCTAGACTAGACACTGGTGATACTCAAAACGCACTACAAAATAGCACAACTACTGACCTCTACTTCACCTTCGAGCAAGGAACTTGGGCAGATACTCTACCTAAGACTGTAGTAGTTGGACCTGCTTCCAGCAATCCAGATGTAATTCAAGATACAACCACTGCTCCTGGTAGTGTTGAGTGTGCTGGTGTTACTAACGCTATCGAAACTCTAACTGATGCGATCACAACCATTATCAACACTGGTGTTGGTAGTGTAACAAGACAAGAACCAACTGTTAATAGTGTTACCCTTGCTGCTAGAGCAACTGTATTCACAATCGATACTAGCGGCATTGGTACATCTAACCCCCATGACTTTGAGACTGGAACTGCAGTCAGACTCGTTCCACGTCCTCGTTTCGATGAGGTTACTGGTAAGTATGTTGATGTTGATAAGCGTCTCATCAGACTACCAAATGGTTTCGAGACCAATAGAACATACTATGTAATTGCTCCTGGCAGAAGAACACAACCAGAAGATTATAGCAACACTACATTCTTCAATGGTAGTGATCAAACTAAGTTGATGCTTGCAACTTCTAAAGAGAATGCTGCAGCAGGTATCTACATCTATGCTTCTGAGACCGAAGGTATTGATCCAAACGTTGAAATTGATATCTATCAGTTCCTAACTGATGATTCTTATGATCTACACAAGTATGGTTGTAACCTAACCAATACTGTAAATGCTGGTATTGAGACTGATGTCTCTAACATCTTCGATGTACCATTTGCTTCTGTAACTCCTCAAAAGGTATTCTTCAGAGCTGTTACTGGTGGCACTCTACCAGCAGTTTCTACAACGTTCGAGAATGATTCTGACGTTGCTGTAACTGATCCAAATGATGCAAATCTAGGAAAAATTAATCCAGTCAAAGAGTTCTTTGCTCGTTATCAAAACAACAAAGTATTCACCATACACAAAACACATGCGGATGCTATCAATAATGTAAATCCAATTCAGTTTGGATCTGGTCAGACTTCTATTGAGTTTGAAGTATATGCTAACAAGAGAAGAAGTCCTGTAAGATTTGATCCTGGTTTTACTGATACTGCAACTGATTCTGGTAAGTGGTTCATCCAGTGTAAGGATGAAGTTTCCTCTCAACCAGATTCTGTCAAGCAATCAAATATCTTCTGGAGAATTCATCAGAGTGATTATGCTGATAGACCTAAGACCACAGACATGTGGTTCGAGCGTGTTAAGGATGACCGTGACAAGGATGAGAGAACCTACAAGATCAGATATGTCATTCCTAAGTATCTTGAGAATGCTAGAGATCCTATCAATGGTTTCGTTCTTAAGACAAGAACTGACGACACCAGAAAACTTGTTCCTCAAAAACTCCTACTCAAACCTGTAACTGGATCTGTCTATGGTGCTCGCTTTAGCAACCCAGTTCAGGCAGATGAATACATTGGTTATACCAGACAGGACTTTGCTGATAACAATCTAAACCTAGATGCTGCATATGATCCTTATAAGAAGGATTTAACTGGATCTGGTATCAACTACATCCAGTATGCTAAGTTTGCTTCTGGTATTCAAGCTTCTATCCAAAGTGGTAGATATGTTGAGGATACTCTTGATCCTACAATCAAGTATCTAGAACTGACAGTCTTCGACCATGCTGTTGATGCGATCAACTTCCCTGGTCTAAGAAACGAAGTATTTACTACAGTTAAGATTACTGCACCTCAGGGCGGAGATTTCACTGTAAGTAAGACACAAAGTGTTCCTGCGAACGAAGTTGCTTTCACTGGTAATTCTTCTGGTCTCGCTAATATTCATGCATACTACAGTGTTGGTGGTGATCACTATCTAATCATCAAGAACATCCGTGGTGGCAAACTTGAGTATAGTGAGTATTATGATACTAGATTTACTCAGGGTGCTGTCTTTGCTGATATGCTGGAAGACCAGGATATGGGCAAATCGCTACCTCTGAAAACACTAATCAGAAAAAATTATCCTGAGTATTATTACAAGCAAAACGGCGCTAACGTTTATACCATCACTCCTGGTGATCGTATTCAAGATAGCGCAGGTGTTGAATACTACGTTGATAGTGTCGAAGATGCAGGTGTTATTGAAGATACCTTCTACATCTTTGGTTATGAGACACTACAGCGCAGAATTGCTGGTCAGCAAGATGGTATCTACTATCTAACTGCACTCCGTGGCAATGTTTCACCATTCCCAACAGGTGCTGGTGTTGCTGAGAACTTTAAGAAGTTTAAGTTCTCACAACCAGTTAGCAGACTGTATCCACTAAACTACAAGAACGATCCTCTTTGGTTTAAGAAGAATGGTACTTCTAACAAGGAAAAAGCATACTATGAGTTGCTAATTGACCCACCATCAACATTCTCTGCTGCTGATAACTACATTCATGGTTTAGTTACAACTAATGACTACAAGAACTCTGTAACCAAGGAATTGGTTGAGGATCTATTTGATCAACCAGCGTTTATTAATAATGAATACACCAATACAACCTCTGATGGTAATGGAAATGTAATTGATAACAGAGTCAGAGCACAAGAGGGCAACGCAACTTCTGGTTCAGAAGACCGTCGTATTCCTATTTCTGGTGATAGCACGGTCATGTCAGATCAGCGTTACTACGTTGAACTTAGAAGACCATCTATCGCTCGTGCTGGTAACCATACGTTTGAATATCTTGGTTTCGGTCCTGGTAACTACTCCACAGGTCTCCCAGCACGTCAGGAGATCGTCCTAACACCCGAAGAGGACTTCTACGCACAAAGTAAGAAACAAGACGCTGGTATCGTCTTCTACACTGGTATCAACTCTCAGGGTGACCTGTATATTGGTAACAGAAGAATCAATGCTATCACTGGTGAAGAGACATTCATCGATGCTGCAATCCTAGAAGATGATGGCGATGATGAGGATGTAGTAGGCGGTCTCGTTACCACCTTCGATACACCTGTAACGTTCAACCAGAACATTACGGTTGTTGGTGGTGATGGACAACTTGTCAATACATTTGAGTCTCCTATTCTTATTGCTGTACAGGACGAAGATCTGTCTCAGGAACGTCATTCCTTAATCATTCGTTCTTATGTTTCTTCTATTGATCCTGTAACCTTCGAGCAGCAAGATGAGAGTCTTGATAGAACTGGATGGTTGCCTGATCCTAGCAGAGGTGATATCAGAATTGGTAAGAACAGAATTCAATCTGCGATCTTCGGATTCAACTCTAGAGGACAGGGACAAGAATATAAGTTCTTGACTCATACTATTGGAGGTGTTCCATCAAACCTATCACCAAACCAATCTCCAGAGGTTCCTGCAGATCCTAATGCTCCTATTGAAGGATCTAGAGTCTTCCCTGAACAGCTCGTTAATTACAATGGCGTTATTCCAAGATCTGGAGATGTTCTGTTCAAGGGTTCTGAGGTTGGAAGCACAGGATCCATGGGATGGATTCTATCTAACTACTTCACCAACATTGCAAATACTAGCATTGGTAACATCATCTTTGATGACACAAATGTCGTCAAGATTACATTTGTTGATTTTACTAGTGGATTAGATATTACATGTTCTGAACTAGGAATTACTTCTGCTTCTCAAATCAGATTTAAGAACTTCTATCCAGAACCATCAATCAACCTAACCTGGACGATTTATTCTCCTCCTGGAGATGCGTTCAGTGGAAATAATAACTATCTACATTTCCAAGCAATTGATGCTGTTGGTGCTCAAACTCTAGTTTGGGATACCGTAGTTTCTAATGCAACTGGTGATGCTCCAACAGTTGAATTCTCTAATTCTAATTGGAAGGAACTTGGAGTTATTGGTGCAGAAGCAATCAGAACTGAGACTGAATATTGGGGAGACTTTAAGGTTGGTGTTAATACCATCGCAAGAACTCCATGGGAGTCTGCTAAGACTGCTTGGACTGATCCTCTATTCACTGAACCTCGTGCAAACTTCGATGTTGTTGGTAACACATTCATCAGTGGTAAGAAGGTTCTCAACTTCTTAAAAGAAGGACTACAGTTTAGAACTCTTACCAATCAAGACCATGCATTGTTGGTTGGTGGAGATAGCGAAAGTCCAGAGGATATCGCAGCATTCCGTATTTCTACAACTCCTGGACCAATTGGTCAGGGTAGAATGAGTGTTAATGCTACTCTTGGTCAGTTAAATTCAATCGGAACAGATCATGTTATTATTGGATCTACTAACATCACTGGTAATCTTCAGATTAACGGTGGATTAGAAATCTTCGTTGGTGATTTTGATACCACCAGCGGAACACTTGACATGATGGAAACACCTGAGACAGTCAGGTTCATCATGAATGCAAGCAACATCCAGTTTGCTAATGAATCGACCAATACCGAGACAATGAGTTTCGATTTTGGCAACTATGCACAAACTCAAACTCTAACATTTGGTGATCAATCTGAAGTTACAACTCTGAACATTCATAGAAACTCACAAGATTCTACGATTGATATCGGAACAGTCTCCAATCTAGATGATAGTTATAGTTCTACTATTACTATTGGTGGAGCATTCTCAAGTTCTAGTTCTCAACTCACCATTCAGAACAAGAACATCTCACTAGATGGTGATGTTGAGGTTGGTTCTGGATATACTGCTGGTTCTGGAACTGGAAGATTGTTCTCCTTGAATTCTAGATTTGAATTCTTAACCGCTAGTGGAGGACCTTCTACTGTCAGACTTGCTACAACTGCTTCTACTCTCGACATTGGTGGTGTTGGTGGAACAACCACAATTAATAATGCGTTGTATGTAAAAGCAAGAGCAGACTTTGATGGAGATATCCAACAGAACGGTGGATTGAATGCTGGTGGCGTCAATATTGTTAGGGGTGTCTTTGGAACTCCTGTTGCAGGACAACCTGCAGGTGGATTACCAGATAATTTCAACCTAGATCTTTATAAGAAGATTGATATTGGTGGAAAGACTCTTGATACTCAAGGTGTTGCTAACATGCCAGCATCTGAAGAATTTGTTAGATTGAGTTCTAATTCAGTTGGACAAATTCTTCTAGGTGATTACCTGCTAATTGCTAGCGGAACAGATGCACAAGAAACAGCATCTGAATTGGTTAGAGTCATTGAACTTACTAACTTGAGTGATGTAACCGATCCTGAAGGTATTCGTGTTAAGGTTGAAAGAGGTGTTGATGGCACCACAGCAGGAGTTCATGCTGATAATACACCAATCTTTAGAATTGAGAAGAGTGAAAATGTAAGTTACTCTAAAGAAGAACTTACTAACGTTGATACTCAACTAGAAACTGCGGAATTTGGTGGATCTCTGAGAACAGGTGATTATATCAGAATCAATGATAATGAATTCTTGAAGATTGAATCTCTAATCACTTCTCTAACATCTACTCAGAAATTCACCATTAATGATGGTGGCGATCCAGCAGTTGTAACATTCCAAGTTGAATCGACAACTGGTAATACATTTATCAGAGGAACCTGTGACATCTTCGATACTACAACTATTCATGGATCTACTGCTCCTGGTGATCAAAAACTAATCATCACGGACGGCGATACTGTTCCTACGGTTGTATTTGATGTAGATAGTGCCCAAGGCAATACTAGAATCCTTGGTGACCTTAGTGTTGGTGCTGGATTTGATAAGTTCTTGGTTGAAGATGATACTGGAAACACCACTATCAAGGGTGGAAACTTTATAATCAGAGATGCTGCTGATACCAATAACAGACTCCACTTCTCTAACAACCTAGGAAAACTTGAAATTGCTGGTGAATACTTCTCAAATGGTTTAGGAGAAAATACATTTGCTGGTGATCTAGTTCTTAACGGTGGAAATCTAACCGTCAATAGTAATGGTACTAAGATCTTTAAGGTTCAAGATAACGGAACTGTTGATCTTGGTGGTATCGAATACTTCTATGGTCCAACTGGAGCAAGAAGATGGGATTATATTACAATTGCTGGTGGTGATGCTGGAGTAATTACTCCTAACATTAACTACTTCACCAATGCAACTGGAGATCTATATGTTAAGTTACCCGCTAATCCATCAAATGGTGATATGGTTAGAATTATTGACCTTGGTGGTAACCTCAAGTATGATCTTAAGTTGATCATTCGTGCTAGCACTGGCACACCAATTCAGGGTGATGCTACTAACATCGCTGCTGATGTAACTGGTGTTGATCTATCACAGCATAATGGTGGTGAATTGGTTGTCACAACTCCAAATGCCGCGTTCGGTCTAGTTTATGCGGGACCAATAAATAATGATGGTGGTGCTAGTAACGTACCAAGCACCGCTGTTGGTTGGTGGTTGATGGAAATCTAAATGGCAAACTACGGCGCAATAAAAACGATGAAGGCTGCCGCCATTGGCACTATCATGCCATGGACGGGAGCCTTGTCTGAGATACCTAAGGGTTGGATTATTTGTGATGGAGCAGGAGTCTCTGCTAGAGATTACCCATTGTTAGCACAAGCAATTGGTGAAACATATGGTGCTAGTCCTGGATTTAGTGTTCTTGATTTTCCATGGAACATAAACAATCCAACTCACCAATTCTTTTTGCCTGACATCTCGCAAAAATCTCTTTCTGATATTCAAACAGATTATTTTGGCGCTAATGCTATTGAAGCTGCGATTGATACTGCAGAAGCAGCAGCAGTCGTAGGACAATATATTGGTGCTAATACTGATAATGGAGCTCCAAACAGAATATCTGATGCAAATACAGATATTCTATTCACTTATGATCCAGAAAGTGATTTTAGTGGAAGAATTGAAGGGCAAGAATTTGATCCTGGTGTAGGAGTTAGAACATTATATACGGGCGCTAGGAAATTGGGTAGAAGGCATATGCCAATTCATACTCACCCAACTAGTGTTCCAAGTATCGCAGGTATCAATAGCACTAAACCTGGATCTGGAGTTTCTTGCTCTAGAGAATTTGGTTATGATTTCTTCAAAGCAGGATTTGACGATTTTCTTGGTATATTTGAAACTCAGATTCAAGTTAGTGGTTTTGAGGAACCAAGTGGTAGTGCATTAGGAAATGGAAGTCCTGGAGTTGTTCTTGGTAATGTTCAATCAGAAGTTCCACCAACTAACTTAAAACCAAAAGAAGTATATTCTCACGGTATTTCTAACTGGATTGGTCGTTTGGATGCACCTGATATTCCAGACCCACTTAGAGAACCAAACTTTGCAGCACATAATAGAGTATTCAATCCAGTTGATCAGGCACCATATGGTTTAGGTGGAGATCCTATTGATACAACTCACAGAAACTGGGATCCTGGTTCTTTTAACCATGGAGATGGTTCTGGAAGTAATGGAGAGCATAAACCATTAGAGGTTTTCTTTAATCATTCTGGTATTGACTTCAATGTGGTAAATAATCCTCCTGTTGGACAACCATCTCAGAGAATTGAATCACATGACCACCAAACGTTTCAAATTGAGTATAGTGATAACGACTCTACACTAAGAGTTCCTTCAAACCTTGCTACAAATGTAACTTCTAATGTGACGCCAAATAACCTACCAGGAGCACTAAATATTACTACTACTATACCTACACCAAAACTGGTTGTTTTGTACATTATTAGGGCATATTAATGGCAAATTACGCGGTACAAAAAGCAAAATACGGTGGCGTAGTTGGAAGTATCCAAGTATTTACCACGGATTTACCTACTGCAAATCTTCCAGATCTTGGAGATTTTAGAACAAAATTGCCTGCAGGATTTTTAAGATGTGATGGATCTATCTTGAAACAAGATTTATATCCAGCATTGGCAGAAGTTCTTGGGGTGGGATCTGACTCTAAATTTGCTAAAATACCTGAAGAGATGGCAGATGATGAGTTTCAGTTACCAGACATCGGTGCAAAATATCTTGTACCTGGAGCTGCTACTGGAACATATCTTTCTCAAGTTTTATCTGATGGTGTAACACCAAGAATTGGTGCTGAATTTGATGTTAGATCAAATATAGGAACAACTCAAAATATTTCTTATTCTGGAAATTTTACAATTGATACTTTTACTGATGATCTAGAAGGATTTCCTTTATTTACGGGACCTGAAAATACACCAACTGCTATCATTACAGATCAGCACTATCAGGGACATGGACATACAGGTAATCAGGCTGTCCTTAACTGTACTGGTAATTATGTTGTCTCTCCTGGAATTGGTCCAACCGATGCTGCTGAGTCTTATAGTGGCAACAATTGTCGTCCATTTGCTGGCAATTTACTTTACAGAATTTCTGCTCCAGATGACACAACTGTAACAGGTGCTTCGCATGATCATAGAGTTCAAGTTCCAACATCTCCGTTAGACTATAGCTCTAACATGCAATTTACTTATCCAACAACACAAATTCCAGCAAGTAATATCAGAACAGAGATAACTATAGATGTAAAAGATCCAGTTACTTTTGATACTACAGTAGCTCCTTTCATGATTGTCGAATACATAATTAAAATATAAAACCATGGCAGCGATTACAGAGACATTTAATACCCCAGGTTCTTATAGTTTTACAGTTCCTGCTACAGTTCAATATCTCGATTACGAGATTCACGGAGCTGGTGGCGGTGGATCGGGCAGTGATGTTGGATCTGCAGGTGGAACTGGTGGTGATGGTGCCAGAATCAATGGATCAATGTATGTGACTGCTGGTAATGTTCTCACCATTTATGTTGGTGGTGGAGGAGGCGGTGGTGTCAGTAACTTAGTTGGTGCTGATGGCGGCAACGGAGGAACTAACGGAAGTACCGCTGGTAAAGGTGGAAACGGTGGTGATGCTGGAGACTCTGCTGCTTCTGGTGGTGGAGGCGGCGGCGGCGCTGCTTCCTATGTTTATGATGCTACTGCTGCTCAATACATTGTAGTTGCTGGTGGTGGCGGCGGTGCTGGTGGTGCTGGTACTCAGGGTGCTGTGCAGTATAATAAAAATGGAGGTGATGCTTCTCAGACATTTTCTGGTACTGCGAATTTACAAAATGGCAGTAACGCATCAAACTTTGCTGGTGGTACTGGTGGTAGTCAAACCAGAACAGCTACTGGTGGGTTGAATCAGAATCCTCTTTGTTTAAATGTTAATAATGGTTGGCATACAAGATCTGGTGCTCCTCAAACTGATCCAACTACTGCTATTAGAAAATTGGTTATCTTGTGGAATGGAACAACAATTTATTACGACACTCCTTCCAATGAATCTGCTAATCAAATCATTAAAGACGGATATAAATGGACTCCTGGACAGAAAAGAGGTGGAAGTCCTTATGGTTGGTGTAGTAACGATACTTGTGGAGTATGTACTGCTCCTAATGGAGACCACTGTAATAGTTTCGACATCACAAGAACTGCAATTCTAGATGGTCCTGCGGGCGGTGGCGGTGGCGGTGGCACCCCTGGTGGTGGTGCTGGAGCTACGCCATCTAATGACCAGAATGCTGGTGGTGGTAGTGGTGGAGGAAGTTACTATAACGCTTCATATCACACTGATCCTATTGTAGGATTACTTGTGCCAAATATTGCTACTTCTAGTATTGGTACTGGTGGAGGTCAATCTGCTGCAGGTGAAAGTGGATCCATAACAATCACATATGATAGTGAAGATGGTAATCCAAATCCAGTAGTAAATTTTGAAACTATTAGTGGTGCCAATATTCTTACACAATATACAACACTTGATTCTGTTACAGTTAGTGGAATTAATATTGAGGTTCCATGTACTGCTAACAATGGTGCTGAGATCATAAAAAATGGTACTAATGTAGGATCTTCAACAACTGTTGTTAATGGAGATATATTAGAACTTACTATGGAGTCTCCTGATGTATATACAACAGTAAAAACTGCAACTCTAGCTTGGGGTGATGTAGGAGAAACAGTTGATGCACAATGGAGTATTATAACTAAAGATCCTCCACTGTTAATTCCTAACCCATTTGATTTTACTGATGTTGATGAGCAACCATTAGATACAGATATTATTAGTGACGTTGCTGTAATCACTGGTCTTACAGAAGATGCTTTGGTCAGTGTAACAGCAACAATTAATGGATTGGCAAACCAATTTGCATCAATCATTCTCGATGGAGTTGATCAGAATGCAAGCAGTGCCATTATATCAAATGGTCAAGAATTACAAATAAGAATGTCTTCTGGATCTACAGTTAATACTGTTAGCTCAGCGTTTGTAACTGTTGGATCTGGATCTATTGTAGATTGGGATGTAACGACAATTTTGATTATCGATGATAACCCAGATCCTTTCAACTTTATCAATGCAGAAGATGTTGCTGTTAATACATTAATTGAGAGTAATGTACAAACTATTACTGGTATAAACACTCCTGCTTTGGTTAGTATTTCTGAGCAAGGTGGTGACGCATCAAGTTATGAAATTAAAATTGGTGATGGTGCTTGGGTAACACCAGATGCTACTACTAAAGTTGCAAATACACAAGATTTACAAATTAGGACAACTTCTCCTTCTCAACCAAATGAGAACAAACTTGCATTTGTTACAGTTGGACAAGCTGGTAGTTCTTTCACAGATGAATGGAGAGTCATTACAGGAACTGCTGGAGATACTGTACCTGATCAATTTACATTTAATGATAGAACCAATCAGTTCGCAAATACTATGATCTATAGTAATACTATTGTGCCTGCTGGTATCACAGCATCTGCTTCAATAATTATTACTACTAATGTACAACAAGCTAACTTCCATGCGGTAAGTTTTGATAATGGAACTACATGGACAGCTGCTCCATATACTGGTTCATATACACCAGGAGATCCTATTAGTTTAAGACTACAAACAGGAGCTTTTGGAAGTCCATTAACATCTATAACAGTTAATATTGGCGGAGTTTCGGATGAATGGACTGTAGAAACGTTAGCATCATCTCCAGAAGGAAATGATAAATCAACGTGGTATAATGCTACTCCAAGAACAAAAATGGATGGATTAGCAATTGGAACTATTATTAGTGTTTTCAGAGATTCTCAAGGTAACTGGGGACAGTTAGATGGTGAGTTAGATTCCAGATATCCTGGATTTATTGAATGTGCAGGACAGCAATTATCTGTTCTTGATTATCCAGATCTATGGGAAGTCATTGGAAACAGATATGGTGGTGATGGATCAAAGTTTGTCTCAGGTCAAACTGTTACTTACTTTGGAAACTTCAATCTTCCTGACACAAGAAATAGAAGAATGTTTGGAAGTGGCAATGTAGATGGAAACTCTGCTGCTTCTCCTATTGCACCTACACGATTTGCTCCTCCTGGATTACCTGGAACTGGTTCTGGAGAAACAGTTGGTTCTGTTGGTGGTGATTGGTATATTGATACTGTGGATGCAGGCGGACCACTACCACTAGAACAAGTAGAAGATGATGGTGATGCTGATGATCAAGGCACTGCAGGTGCATTCTTTAGCATCGGTAACGTCACAACAACTGGATATGATGGTATATCTGGTAGTATTAACTTTAATGTCCAAGGAAATGTCTCTACTTTTGTTGGACCACTAGTTGATACTCTAACTGATATTCCTGCTCATACTCATGATATGCTCAGTGCTACTAGTTTGGATGTAAATACTGGACTCTTGTTCTGGAATGCTCAAGCTGTATATGGTGACAACCAGACAGTTAATAACAATAACTTGAGTGATTGGCCTGGTGTTCCTGATGCACCATCATCCAACTTCTCTGACTGGAACTTTAGTATTTCATATACAAACTGGTGGGCGTCACCAACAGATAGTAGTTTGCAGTTAGATAATAGTGGTGGTAGTGACAACAGATGGCTTGGAGCATTAGATACTCTAGAATCTACTGCAAACGTTGCTTTGTATTCACCAGAAGGTGGAACTTTGACTCACTCACATTATATTTCTAACACTGCATTTGGTGATCCAACAACAGTGTATGGATGGGGTAACACAAATGGTGCTGGAACAAAGACTACAGGCATGGGTGGAGGTAATACCACTGAAGTATTATTCAATCATACTGAAATGGGTAGTAGAATTAATATTGGAAATTTCCAACTAGATTCATCGAAGGCATTAATTCCAACTGTTAAACTAAAACCAAACAGAACTATTCCTCTAATCCAACCATTCTTTGCAGCGAAGTTCGTAATTAAGGCATACTAAATATTTTATATTGGAAATAATATAATGGCATTACAACCGATTAAACCTCTTGAATTGATGAAAAATGAAGAACTCACAAAGTTTGAGTTCGACGATTTTATTGGCGTTTGGGAAAATTTCGTACCAAGATATCTGTGCGAGAAAATCATTAATCAATTTGAGGAACTGTCCAACACATCATCAATTGTCATGATGGATGGTCAGCAACAATTCTCACAAAAGAAACTAGGAAGAGATGATAAATCTCTTCTATTGAATTCTTGTAGTGTTGAAATTGCCACTGCTATTAATCAATACTTGCAGGCATGTTCATTACATTATATTGATAAGTATTCTCAACTCAAGTCACTGAAACTATTCTCAAGTGACATTAAAATGCAGAAGACAGAACCTGAGGGTGGATATCATGTCTGGCATTATGAGAGTCAAAACTATCATCATTGCAATAGAGAACTAGTTTGGGCAATTTATTTGAATGACGTTCCTGAGGGAGAAGGAGAGACTGAGTTTTTACATCAAAGAAGACGTATTAGACCAACTCAAGGAACAGTAATTATCTGGCCTGCTGGAATGACACACGTCCATAAGGGTAACACAGTCTTTACCCAAGATAAATACATATTGACTGGATGGTATTTGCAGATTCCTTAAATGACTAACAAAAACGAGAAAGTAACTTCAAAGGAAGTTAAACTTGAAGTAAATTTCAAGGATAAGGTAGTCGTTAGACCTCCACATAGAGCAGTCTTCATGAAAGAAGATGTTTGGGATAATCTTCTTGTTCCAAATCTAGGATCTGAGTGGCATCTTCCAGATAAGGATGAGATCGAGTATCTCATTTTCTACTGGGGTGGGGAGTATCTCTGTCAAAAGAAAAAGATTGTCACGGATTCAGAGGGAAATCAATACTGGAGAAGTTACAACTATCCAGAAGCATCGACTGATGATGCAAATAGAATATATGAACTCTTTGATTCTCTAGCTGAAGTACAAAAGCATGAGAAAACGTCTCAATTTATCGAAGAAAGTAAGAAACTGATTGATTATCAGTATTACTATGAGGCAAAGTATGTAAAGAGAACTATTGAAGTACGTTCTATGCTCCTCTTCTCTGATTGGAGAATGCTTCCAGACTATCAAGAAGAATTTGATGGTGAATTAGAAATGTGGAAGAAGTGGAGACAGCATTTGAGAGATCTCCTGCCAAATATTGAAACGTTTGAAAATAGATACGAAGCATTTAAGTTTGCAACAACAGTTAAGTTTGCTGTTGATCCAAATAATTATTTTAAACTGTATCCAAATGGTCAGGATGCAGATGGCAACCCAGTAGAATATATGGGTACAGAAGATCAATTCACTAAACTAGACTTCAAAGCATCTACTGATTTTGTTACCAACAACATTATGAATGTCCTGGAATATGTAAATAAAGGACATGATGATACTGCGAAGATTACACGTAAATATTATGAACTAATGGAAACTCTCAACGCTTGGGACTTCTTCCCAGATTTAAGAATGGAGTTGTTGCACGTAGAAGATTAAACTTATTGACATTATAATGATCTATACTATTAAAGTTTTAAGCGAAACCCAACTTGATACCATAAATGAATACTACAAAATCTGTGACTTTGTGGATGGGTCTGTCACTGGTTCTGATGACAAGTCTATAAAATGGAATGAACAGATACAAGATTCTGTTCATGGTCCTAGGTTGTGTGAGTATGCTGATAGTCAGATAAAAAAGTCTGAACAATTGAATTACGTTCTAGTTCCTAGAGCTACTACTATCCCTATGTTTCTCAGATATACAGAGGGTATGCATTACAAATATCATAATGATTTTTATTGCATGAATGAAGTGAGAACAGATTATAGTCTGTCGCTCTTTCTCAATGATCCAGATGAATATGAGGGAGGAGAGTTGGTATTGAATGTTGGTGGCAAAGAAATTGAATACAAACTACCTGCAGGATCTTGTGTAGCATATCCAACTGGTGTCTATCACAAAGTCAATGAAGTTACTTCTGGTGAGAGAAGGGTCATGGTATTGTGGATGGAGTCAGTGATTTCTGATAGTAGAATTAGAGAGATTGTCAATGACTATTCAATGACAATTATCAAAAACTATGATAAACTTAGAGACGTGGAGCTTGTTGCTGATCTTGAAAGGACAAGATATCAATTGATACGAGAATATGCACAATTTTAGTCCAGATGATATTCGTATCTTTAGAAATATGTTTTCTGAAGAGCATTGCGAATCTATTAAAGTTTTCTTGGAAAGACCACAGTGGAGATATGGACATGTCTCTGGATCAGGTAATATAAATGCTCCACCATTTTGGATAATGCAACTTGGAAGAGATAAACTCTTTACAGAGACTTTACTTGAACCAATACGTAAAGCAACTGGTGATGACTTTAAAGTGATATCAGTTTATGCTAATGGTCAGACATATGGATTAGGTGGGCAACCACATGTAGATGGATTTGATGAAAAAGCAAGAACTCTATTGTGGTATGCTAATGGTGCATGGGATGTTCGATGGAATGGTAAGACATGCTTCTTGTTTGACAATGGACCAGTTTGGGTCACCCCAGAAATAAATAAAGCAGTATATTTCCCTGGTCAAATCAAACACTTTGCTGAAGAACCTACAAGAACATTTGGCGGATTGCGTAAGACTGTAGCCTGGAAACTGGAGCTAGTATAACAATGCAGAAAGATTATCATAGAGGGTTTAATATCTTCAATTTGGATACACAAGAGAAGATCTCTTACGCTAAGATGACACCCTACAGATACATTTCTATGACGAATGAATCTGTTCCAGACGCTTGTTTGGAAACAATGAAACAATTGGAATCAATTGTTCATATTGCCAGAAAACAAATTGATGGTGTGAAGAAGTTTTATACTCCAAACTTAGAAGAAGTATATGGTTATGAACTTTCTTTTGCTGCATTTCAATATGACTCTAGGGTGAGAGAAATTCTTAACATGAGCACAGAACCAGTAGCACTAGCATCATTGCGTGACAAAGGTATTAGAATGGCAGGCAATAATGTGTATTTTCTTCCTGATGGTACTCCAAAGTATTTGGGTATGGGTATGGGAACGAAAGAAATTGAACACATGGAAGAATTTGCAGATTATGAAAACTTTGAAAAAATTAGAAAATCTGTCATTAAACACTTTGGATTCTTCCATTCAAAGTGGTGGTTTGATCTAACAGATGACAATAGATTTTCAATTCACATTCATGACAACACACCATATAGAATAGACACCGCTGATGTTGCAATGGGAAGAGATGAGAGACATTATCTCAGTAAAAAGAGAGCATTCTATAATGCATTATTGACTGACGAGATCATCACTCAAGAGACCCATGATTTCATTATTGATAATTGCCCCAGAATGCAACATGGCACGTTGAAATATCTGTGGGTTGATAAAGCAATCGAAAGAGTTGAATTTGATTCAATGTGTGTATATGATTTTGAGGAGATTTAATGGCAGACTTTGCAGTTGAATTTGATACAAAACTACCTGATGTGGTAGTTAGTGAGATTATAAAATTAGCACATGATTATCCTGTCAAAGACGGCACTGTATTCAAACCAGATGGAGAGGTAGGGCATCTTAATACTCAAAGAGATTCATTGGTTTCTTATATTCCAACTGATGTTTGGGTTGGACCAATGATCTGGTATTGGATTCAAGCAGCAAATAGACGTAACTTTAGATTCAACATAACGTCTTTTGATACTGAGATGATTCAATATACTGAGTACAATAAGGGTCAGTTCTATCACTGGCATCCAGATCAGCACCTCTATACAGAATTTACTCCAAACTTTGTTCCTAGTTCTAAGTACAACCAATCATCTAATGAATCGTTTGTAGAGCATGAGTATGTGAGAAAGTTAGCATTCTCATTGCAACTGTCTGGTCCTAATGATTATGATGGTGGCGAGTTACAGTTTTTGGATGCTGGTAAATTAATGACTGCTCCAAAGGCAAGAGGTAGAATGATTGTCTTTGATGCTAGAACAATGCACAGAGTGAGAAAAGTCAAGTCTGGATGTAGAAGGTCACTGGTTGGATGGGTCGTTGGTCCTAGATGGGCTTGACAGTGCTCTGACAGCATGTTATGGTAGCAGAGCACCAGTGGTGACCCATGCTCGAATTTTGTTATGAACTCAATTATGAGGACCTTGACTTCACAGACGCAGAGACTCGCAAACTTTATCGTATTGGAAGGGGAGAGCAAGGAGTGCTACTGGTACGCCCTTACACTAACGACATTTGCGCTCATTGGCGCTTTGTAGATGAAGCTACTGCTCGCGACTCTTCTGCTAAGATATACCAAATGTTCCTTGGATTTAAAACCAAAGGAGACTTCATTGGTATGGACATGGCGAGGAAATTCCTGGAGATGGGTTTTACGAGAGCCCGTAGGTATGCTAATCATGCCAGTGGAAGGAAGTACGATAAAGTTTCTGGTGAAGTCAGACCCCAAGAGAAAGATTGGCGAACCAATGAAAAGTCCAAGGCTGCTGCCGTATTTAAAGAGGTTAGAGACTTGGCTGCCTATGATAAAACCTACCAAGAAATGAGACGTGAATGGAGATCTAATGAAAGTTCCTACGCAACCCGAGTTGATGCACATGCAGCTGCAAGCAATGTTACGCGAACACAATATTCCAGAAAGTGAGATTATGTATTGCGGTGAGCGTGTCTATCCCGAAGATTTTCAGGCACATCCAGAATACCATGGACAAATGATGCACTGGTATATCATTGGTGGTGAGCATGAGGTGCCAGTGTGTGACATTGCATCCGTTGATCGATTGGACGATGATGATACTGTCCCTGAGAACGACGGATGGGGTCCATCTGGTGTATAATTGTGGGGTAGTGATCTCCCAGTCATCATGAGGCATTTCTGGACGACGTGTTTGTGCGTGGCAGCATCAGGTTTGTTTGCTGTTGCTGTTCCCAATGACTATTCTGAGTTGGCAATGGCATTTGTCGATCTTGCTCACAGTCCTGCTAAAGCACGAGATGGTGAGCAATATTAAGAAAGTCTGATATTATACAGATTTCCTCACACAACCATCTAAAATACATTGTACAACGCTAAACTAACATGAACACGCCAGAGAAGCACGAAAAACGCAGGGATGCACTAGGTCTGTTTTATGAGTCTGTTCTTAAACCAGATCATCAACTGCGCCAGTGTGCTCACAATCAGTCATGTTATCATGAATTGATGGAATGGCGTGATGATGTTCTACGCTACCTTGATGAACGACGCAACCAGGAATTCCACTATGACCATTGATCTTGGACCTGACAACACTTATGAAAAGCAACGCAAATGTCGTATGCAAGATGCTATCGACGATTACCTCCAAGATGATAAAGTATCAAGCAGACAAGCGTATGAAGAGATGCTATCTTGCATCAATGATGTGATAGAATACCACGAGAAAGCATACTGCCGTGCTCGTGGTCTTTACGATCTTATGATGGGCAATCGAGAGATCGATCCATTTCTTGATGATCCTGAACTTGTCAAGAAGTGGCAGTATGCTAAATTACCAAAGCGTTTCTGATACAATGACTGAAGAAGACTTTAAGAAGGCAATGGACAATGTTCTGATGATGCAGAACAACAACGATCACAACTTCCAGATCTTGCAGGCACAGATTGACAATTTGCAGCGTCAATTAAATGACCTAAATGATCTTAAGGAGATGTTCCGTCTCCCTAAACCAGAGAATAAGGATCGGAAGTTGTTCGATGAAGCAGACTGATTTTGAATTGCTCCAACCAGTGTGTTATCATGGCACATGTGGTTACATCTCTTTCATAAGTGAATACTACATTAGTATTTGCTTCAAAGACATCCCACTTCCCACGAGTGCAAACTCACGGTGGGGTCGTCACTATGCTAACATTATTGTTTATCCCCAGTATTGGAATGAAGTACGCAGTTGTCTGGATGAAGTCAAAGAAAAAGGGCAAGAGCCGCCAAGAAGCGATCTTTTACAATTTGGACGATGCCGCTCTGTGGGAGCAGCACATAAGCAAAACGCAGCACTGTCGCACTGACATCATCCCCATCTATGGGGACAACTGAGCAACTGGTTGGGGCACTTGACGGTGCCCCTTTTTTATGCCATACTATCTGTATCAAAGCAACGCACCATGTTCCCTGCCAAACTGCTTGAAGTCCTTCAGTATCTCAACAGCATTGCTATCGCTGTCAGTGAGAGTCATGAAGACGGTCGTGTGAATAGTATTGATGATGAGGATACTATCATTGATCTGTTGATTGAGAAGTATGGTGAGGAGAACATTATCAAACCACCTCCGCGTTGCTGGTGGGATGTTAAGATCTTTGGATACTATTTCAACATCAAGTCATCCAAGTATGGCAGTGCTGCTGACAACTTCTCTTCTAAAGCAGCAATTCTGTATGCTCTGACTGATCTGCCTGAGGACAAGTTGAATGTGTCATCATGGAAGAAGTTTCAAGATGCCCTGTCTATCTACGGCAGGAAGGAGAATCATCGTGACTATTATATCCTCTCCCTGAACAAGACAAACAATGAGGTTCATCTCACCTCACTCAAGTCTCTCAGCAAACTCACTGCCAATGGTAACAACTTGCCCTTCCAGATCAAGTGGAAGGACAACACCAACCCTGTACAACGCACCTACAGCGAAGCGTATGATTTTCTGGTAGGATGCTACAAAGATTCTGTTCGTAAAAAGATTAGTGCTCATGACGGTTTCGATGCCCTTTGATCTACAACTAGGTGACTGCCTGGAACTCATGCGTGAGATTCCAGACGAATCAGTCGATTTTATTTGCTGTGACCCACCATACGGCACCACCAGCATCAAATGGGATGAAGTATTGGATTTTGATGCCGTGTGGGAACAATATGGTCGCATCATTAAACCCAAGGGCATGATGTGTCTGTTTGGATCACAACCATTCTCTGCACAGTTGATCTGTTCTAAGATCAAGTGGTTCAAATATGAATTGGTGTGGAACAAGAATAAGTGTGGATCTCCTGGTCTTGCAAAGTATAGACCAATGAAGACACATGAGAATGTATTGTTGTTCTCTAAGAAACCAGGCGGAGTATATAATCCACAGATGGAGGTAGGAGAACCATATGCTCGCAAGAGTAAGAACCCTGAAGGATATGTGGGACGTAAGAATGACCATGGATATGGTATGAAACCACGTAAAGAGTTTGAGAACAAGGGAACACGGTATCCTAAGTCTATTCTCAACATCTCACGCGACTTTAGTGCTCAACAACAGGTGCATCCCACGCAGAAACCTGTGCCACTGATGGAGTGGTTGATCAAAACATACTCTAATGAGGGTGACACTGTGCTGGACAACTGTATGGGATCTGGTTCTACTGGTGTTGCTGCGGTGGCACTGGGTCGTCATTTCATTGGCATGGAGTCCGATGCGGAGTATTATCAGATCGCTGCGGACAGGATCCGCGCTGCTGTGCCACCTGTCAAAGCGCCCACTCTGCACCCATTCTTCCCCTGATGCCTTGTATGATTACAAAGTAATCGAGAGACACCAATGCAACTCTTCACCTCCGCCACCAAGATCGACTACTATCCCGTTGGCACTGGCAAGCGTTTCGTTAAGAAAGTCGTTTGGCATCCTGGTTCTGAGTCTGAGATGACTTTCTTCGCTACCAAGGTCAAGTCTGAGATGCGCTATGAGGTTGAGAACTACATTGCCAACGGTGCTGTAGTGACTGCCATCAACACTGAAGAGTATCAGGGCAGCGACTATTCTCCTCTCGCCTGCTGAGAGGCGTCTAGAAGCGCCTCTAACGCCCCTCTATCCCCTTTTACCTATGGAGATCTCCATGGAGACTGCTAACGTACCCCTGACTCCCTCTCAGATCCGATTCCTGATGGATGTGATGATGGGGTGCTCTCTTGGCATCAGCAAACACCATGCTTACCTGAATGGTGTTGATGACAGTGCCATCTACAACCACTTGCAGAACTGTCTGCCTGACCCACCTGACCCTACCGAGTGCTGGTAGAATTACAAAGTAATCGAGAGACACCATGCTCAAAGCACAAGTCACCAAGGTTATCGCAGAGACTGCTGCTCAACATAACTTCTCCCGAGAGGAGAAGTTCCAAATCTTCTGCAATGTGTGTGATAACATGCTACATGCAGGACAGATCACCAAAGTACAACACGAACGCTGGACCAATGTTTTCTAAAGACGACACTGATTTCATTGATTTTCTCTTCGGCAAACTCACTGCGTTTGTAGATATGGAAGAGATTGATCTCCACGATGATGACACATGCTGTGATCATCTTGAACTAAAGGCAGCAGAGCTTGAGATGACTGTCGATGAAATGCTCCTTATGGAAAACACTCACTTATGACACAAGGTTCTTTACCACCACGCCATACTCTCACAGTTGCAGAGTATGCTGCACTAGAACCATTTTATTATGCTCAACGTCCTCATGCTAAAGTAAAGACGTGGAGACAAATGCGTGCTGTTGGTCACAAACCAGTGCCCAAACAAGATAACGCACTCAAAGAAATGTGTGTCAAGTTCAATGACACATACAATGGCAACCTTAACTACGAAAAAATCAACGCTAAGAAGAACAATGATTGAAGAAGTGATGCTCGACCGCTGGCTCCTGGAGCAGATTGAAGAAGAGTATGACATGATCGAGATCGACAAGGACATGCCAATGGAAGAACTGTCACAGGAGGCATTGGAACTGATCGACTGAGCCCTATACTATGTTCATCAGCAAGGGACACCACTCATGACCGTTCAAGTCGTCAAGCACTGCTTCTACAAGGTTGAGATCGACACCAAGGACTCTGTTCAACCCATCATCTACTTCCGTAAGGCAGGTCGCTGCACCACTGCTAAGGGCATGGATCGTCAGCACAATCGTATTGTGAATGAGACTGTGGATGCATGGCGTCCATTTTCCCAGCAGATCACGCGCTATACTGTCTCTCGTGTGCCAGCTGACGTAGTGGTCCAAGGTGACATCCGCAACGCCTGATCTACCCTATACTAAGTTCATCAACGCAAGAGACCATGACCACTTTCGCTGAATTCGCTGCCACCGCTGACGCTCGCGAGCGTATCCAAGAGAACGTTCTCCTCTGGACTGAGATGCTGTGTGAGGCACTGATGCAGGACTTCATTGAAGATAGCATCCGCCGTGCTAATTTCTTCAGCAAGAACGATCCTGAGTACAAAGCAAAGCGTCTCGCTGAGATCAAGAGTGGTGAGCGCATGTACAAGTTCTATTATGAGACTGGTCGCAAGTATCACAAAGTGATCATGGAGACTGAGAGTGGTTCTCGTAGTGTTCATGCCTTCATCAACATCAAGACTGGTGAATTGCACAAGGCAGCATCATTCAAAGCACCTGTGAAAGAACCACGTTTCGATCTTCGTATCATCACTGAGCGTGAGTTTGTTCTGGAGAAGTGTGACTGGTCTGGCGGTTATCTCTACAAGAATGCATACTACACCGCTTGACACTCTGACCCATACATATTATACTATCAATCCACGCTTTTCCTCTAATGTCTGCTCCTCAGTTCTATCTCGTCGCTGATGGCAATGCTTACGCAATCGATGGTGATGATCTCTATGGTGCGCCAGTTAATACTGATGGCACTGTTGATTGGGATGCCGCCTATGATTTTGATCCCTGTGAAGAAGATGTTGAGTATGTAGCACACATGTGCTATTATTTGAAGCAAGCACAGCAGCTTACTATCGAACAAAACAGTGAGGTATTTGTCAAATGAATCTGTTACAAGATCACATCCGCGAGTTTATCAACCCATATCCTAACAGATACACTCGTGGCAAGTGGGAGATCCGTGTGCTTCCGCATGAAGATCTAGATTATGATGGTGTGCAGAAGTTCTGGCGCTTATTCAAGAAGTTTCCTAACGATTTCGCCGCTGCTGCTGTCTCTCTGCTCCCTGATGATGTAGAATTCATCCAGTACGATCACATGCAAAACATCTTGTTCGCCAACAAACTATGAACTCCTTCAACTACACTGACGACACTGCCATCACTGAGCGTTTGTCTGAGCAACGTGATTCAATCTATGATTACATCGTAGATCGTTTCCGTCATCACATGTCTAATGATGATATTGACAGTGCCATGGCGCTCGCTGATGAGTTCTATGAGTGGATGGACCCCAATCAACTAGAAAACGAACCAACATTCTTTTTCAATGAGCATGAACTCCAAGAACTCTTCTACGAACGATCATCCGATCAGTGATGAGATGCGTGACCTCATCATACGATACATGGAAGCATGTAACAAGGGTGAGGACAAGTTAGCAGATGACCTTTTGACACAAATTAAACATGAAAGCAGCAATTCTATCAGTCCTGACAGCAATTAGTCTAGGATCAGCAGGTCTAGCACTTGCTAATGAGGATAAGATCACCAAGGGATACAAGACCATGGATGCCATGGGTTGTATGCTATTGAAAGAATGTACAGATGGTGTTGATCGAATCAACTCATCAATGGATCTCATGAATGCATATCCTGATGCTGATTGGGGTGTAGTCAAAGATGAGTTTGACTTAATCATGGTTGCTTTCAAGAACATTGGTGTCAATGTATATCTTGCTGATGACAAGTATTTCCCTATTGGTCATCGTGGTGTATATCATACAGTGAGCAATCATTTTTATCTCAACAAGAGATACATGTATCGCCCACATGTATTGATGAGTGTTGTACGTCATGAAGGATGGCACGCTGCACAGGATTGTATGGCGGGTAGCATCAATAATAAGATGATTGCTATTATTATGCCTGAAGAGAGCGTACCACCAGTATGGCGTGTGATGGCAGAGCGTACATATCCTGCTTCCGCAGTACCCTGGGAAGCAGAGGCATCATGGGCAGGAAAGACTGAAGGCATGACCATGAAAGCACTTCAGAGTTGTGCTGCGGGCACAATGTGGTCAGATTATGAACCGACTCCTCTCACTCGTAAGTGGTTGATTGAAAATGGACACATTTCAGACTAAAGTTCAACAGTATAATGACACGCAAGACCTCTACATCGAGATCCCGCACTACATCCTCCAAAATCTCGACTGGAAAGAAGGGGACGAACTCGCGTGGAGTATCAAAGGCAACCAAATCATCCTCACTAAAATCAAAGACACAGACAGCATTAAAGAAGAATCAAGCGAAACTAACGACTGGTACGCAATCAAAGCAGCGTACATCGAAGACTACCTCAACAGCGAAAGCGAAGGTAAAGAATTCGACGAGATCTACGACGACTACATCGAAGCGTCGATCGAAGAAACCTCTTCCATTGAAGGTTATGAACTCCCGTAAGAAGGAGTATTTCCCTTATATCGAGACGTTCCCTATCTTCTTACATGACCTCACAGAATCAAAACGATGTTGGTTCTGCTGCACAGAACACGCCCAAAAATACATCGATAGATACGACCACAAGTACAAATGTTACCAATACACAGGTAGCTAATCCAACAATCCCCCTCATCTTATCACTCCTGGCATGTATCGCCTTCGGACTATCAATCATAGTAGCAGGATACATAAAGGGAAACATGCATATCGAAGCAGTTTATCACTCTCTAACGCACTTCACATGAACCAACGTCAATGGCAAGAAGTAGAGGCAATTGTTCGTAAAGAACAAGAACGTGCTCTCCAACATCTCAATAACGCACGATATTATGAGTTAGCACCAATCCTAGATGAACTATTCAAACTAGCACATACACAAGAATGACAACCACATTCATTCTCATCTTCACTCTGCTACTCACTATTACTATGGAAATGACATGGGCAGTCAAGAAACCAAAGTGAGACAACGTATCCAATTCATGCTACCATATCTACAGTTCATCATTGCCCTAGTCACACTGTATCGATTAGATACCATATGTAAATGATCATACCACTATTCTCTTCTCCCCTATATCAAACTAACTTACCAGTAGATCAACACGAGATAGATCTAGTCACCAATACACAATACAATAGGTCTGAAGGGAATAATGGTTATATCTCTACTAATCAACAACTAATCACTCCTACACTAGAAGATAAGTTAGATCCACACATCTCCCATTACATTCACAACGAACTACAAATACAACAATCGTTCCAAATCATCAATAGTTGGTGTAATAAACACACTAAGGGAGACTATCTACCACAACACTCACATGCTAACTCTATCTTCACTGGCATATATTACATCCAAGTCCCCCCACAATCAGGTAACATACTCTCATTACATCAATCACCATTCATACCATCATTTGTACCAGGAACAGTAATACCAACAACTAATCAATCAAACATTTACAACTCTAAAACATTAGATATTCAACTAGAAGAAGGAACACTATTACTATTCCCATCACATATTGAACACTCAGCACCACAATCACAATCAGATCAAGTAAGATACGCTATCTCCTTTAATATTTTCCTTCATGGTGAGTTCGGTGATTCAACCAATAGACTATCCATATCATGTCACAATACTCACATGGCGGACTAAAACCATCATCAACTAACATACTACGCTTACTATCAGAACTAGAAGGATCATACCAATTAACAAAATACATGGCATTTGATGAAGATAATGCTATACTAACAGAGATGAAGAACAAATACTATAAACTATACTATCAGACAGTGAAGAAAGAACGTGATCAACCAACACACAAATAGATCCTTAACACAAGAAGAGATCAATAAACATGCTCATTACTTTGTTAATGAGTTCACTGAACATGTTGGATCATTTACTCTTCCTAATGATCCTTTGTTTAAATATCATCCTCGATTTCTTCCTTACCATAAGTGTCAGCAGTGTGCACATGATAAGTTCTTTCTAGTATATCATTATAAGTGTTGGGAAATAGGACCAAAGAGAATGTCTCACTTTGGTATATTACGTTGTGATAAATGTGGTGAAGCAATTACATGGGTCAATAAACATTTACGTGATGCAATCATTAAAAAGAATAACCTAGACATATCAGAGGTAGATTAATGACACCAACACTTAAATCATTTACTTGTACATCAACTGAACCATATGATAGACACTATTACTCAGTTGTTGGACCACAAGCAAATAGACCTATGATACGTGCTACATTTGACTCATATGAACAACTAAGGGCATGGTGGTTTCAACAGGGTAACACTAAAGGTATGAAAGTAAATGTATTGGACTATACAACACCTAAGCGCGTCAGTCAGGCACAGGGTTTTTGAACAACTCTCCCCCCTCGGTGAATATATTTCTAAATGGTTAAAAAAATATAGTGGAGGAGCTCTAGAGTAACTCTGAAGATACCTAGAAGGCACTCCAGAGACGTTGGCTTAGCACGCAACCTATCGAAAGTCAAGAAAGCATGTGACAGGTCTCAAAGTGGCACAGAACCCCTCCCAGGCACCTCAGAAGGGTTTATAATAAACTCAAGAATTCAGAAATCTCACTTTTTGGGTTTTTTGAGTTTTTGAGAAATCTTAAAAAGTCATTTTTTTAAGATTTTGAGTTTTTTCCTTTTTTAAACTTTTTAATGTTTGTGAAAACCTACGAAAACCTTAATAGTTCAGCTATTAATACACTAAAAGTTAATACAGAGAGTGTATATGTAGTGTATAATAGTAATATTGACAAAGAATACGAGTTTAAGTGTGAAAATACACAAGAATTCGATGATAAAGTGTCAAAAACTCTACAAAACGAAGAATCAATCGGAAAACTGTTGAATTCTTGTATCAAACAACAAGAACTAGTTGCTGTAACTAAATAATCACACAGTTTGAGTTAAAACCACAACCAAATCATGGGCAAACGTTACAATCAGTCTTCTGACAGTAAGTATCAACAATTCGATGATGATTTCGAAGACTTTGGTTATGAAGTGAAGAATATTCGCAGACAGACTAAAAAGAAAGTTACCAAATTTAAACGTGAAGTCAATGAGTATGATGACACTTATTGAAGTGGCACACTAATCTCCCATTCGTCCCTTGATCGTGTATTCTATACATGTTCGAGGGATTTTTCTTTTTCAATGCTAACAACTGGACTGCGTGGTGAATTACTTTTGCTCGATCAATTGACACCATGGGAAGCAAAGCAACGCATGGAAGATCACAAGCGTTGGGAACAAGAACACCGTGAAGAATTGGAGCAAAATGCTCAACAACTGTTCGACGATATGTTCGGGGGTTGATAACAATGAACATGCTTGAAATGCTCACTGCTCGGGAACAATTAATGGAAGACATTGAGTGCATCATTGAGTCAAGAATTGATGACGATTGTGATGGGTTGATTGAAGCATTATGTGATGCAGTGTGTGCCAACTTTCCTAGTGGCACAGACCAGACCCCACTCGTCTAGACCCTGTGCTTATAATAGGTGCATGAAAACAAAAACCCTTCTCTCCAACCCACAGACCCTGCAGGACCTGCAGGATTTCATGTTCGATACCATGATGCCCGCTGAGATGTGCGTCGATTGGTTCTGCGATCGTTTCAACGTGTCTGCCACGGATGACGTGATAGATTACGTGGTCGATGCCCATTTCGGCATGTTCGCTGACCAGTGAGCAAAGTGGCACAGCATCGGTTGTGCCCTGCCTCATCCCATGTATTGTATACACAAGTCAAACAACCAACGACTCTCATGCGTAAGATCGAACAGCAAATGTGCCGTGCTATCCAGGCAAACAAGAACTGGAAGTCTGGCAACACTGAAGTGGTGACCATGGATGGTGTGTCCCTTGTGTATCTCCACGGCAACAAGATCGCCATGGTTGATGACACCTCTCTCACAATCTTTGATGGTGGTTGGCAATCTAACACCACCAAATCACGACTGAATGCATTGTGTGATGAATTCTGCATTGTTGGTGAGGGTGTCTTCCAGAAAGACTTTGCATGGTACGTTCGCAAGTTTGTGGGCGCAATCAACGGTAAAAATGTATATCAGACCGAAGACTTCTGCAGTGGTTACGTCTTCGCCTGATCACACCATGTCCCACTATACCATGCCTTACCTGCCAACCATTGGTCAGGGTGCAGCGAGCAGACTGTCCACCTATGTCGCCATCGGCAAAGGTCTTGCCTCTATAATTAGATCAATCACACAACGCTGAGCATGTTCGCAGTTCAACCCACCGCCTTCGGCAACTTTGACGAGTGGGGGGCAGACTACACCCCCACCATCAACGGAGCGTATCGGATCGCCCTTGCAATGGATGAACCCGCTACGGTATGGCGTCTCACCAGTGGCAAACCGATCAAGTGGTTGAATGTGACGCCTGACGAAGTGGTCTCTGCCTGACCCCTTCCCTATACAGACCCTCTATAATAGGCACATGACAAACAAACTTCCCACCAACCTGCAGGACCGCTACGAGGTACGCGACGGGTTCATCATTAAGAAGGGCGAGACTGACCCCGTGATCTTTGCCGCCATGGAGAGCATTAAAAGGGACATGCTCAGAGAGGCAGCATACCGCAAGGACGTGCGAGAAGGTCGCATCCCCGCACCCTCAGGACAGTGGGGCAACTGGAACATCAGTGATCGCCACTGACCCACTGACCGACTAGGATACACACAACAACAACACACAACACATGGCAGACAACACCTACAACGGTTGGGCAAATTGGGAGACATGGTGTGCATCACTGTGGATCAATAATGACGAGGCACTGTATAGAACTGCCCGCGTATATGGTCACAGTGGATATGATAAACTCGTCCCTTATCTGCAGGTGTTCGGTGATTATAATGGAGACGGATTGCACTGGGAGGATGACAGCATCGACCGTGAAGAAATGGATGAAATGTTAGAAGAACTCTGTGACACATCTGCCTGACAGAGTAACAGTGAGGGGGCAGTGATTTGCCCCCTTATTTGTTAGTTAAGGGTCGCCAAGCGATTTCAAAAATGCCCTACTTCCCTAACCTACAAAAGTATCCAGACGATCGATAAATATTTTACGAAATTGGTTTTTCAAAACCTTCAAATTGAAAAAAATTTCCCAGCAAAAAAATGACTGAAAAACCCGACTTTGAGAACTTCGATAGTATCTTAGAAAACTTCGACAAGTTCTGTGATGAGTTTGAGACACGCGCCGCTGAGGCATTTATGAGAGGAGACCAGAATAATGGAAAAGTCGTCAGAGCAGCTACAGAAAAACTTGGAGGAGAAACTCCTAGTGCTGTTGCAGAGATTGGAGAGCCTGGAGCAGAGGGTGGGGAACTTGGAGAGACCGACGATCGCGTATAGACGCCCCACAGGGAAAGACTACGAAACACTGTCAGACACTTTAGATTATCTGCACAATAATGTAGAGGGAATTAAGAAAGATCTAGTAAAAGTTTCACAAGCGGTCTAATGGCAGTACCCTGGATAAATTTCTTAGCACCGTCAATGGGCGGTATAGGACCCATCGAGTTAGCGGACTTACCGAAACTCAATGAGCTCACAGAAAAGAATGGAGTACCATTTTATGCTGGGAGATTTTATCCAAAGGACTCGCAGACAATTATCGATGGTACGCTCCAACTTGGATTAATTTCTCAGACTCCACCGTGGCTTACGTGGGAGGAGATCGAGAGTACTCAGATTTGGATGATTCCAGTCTTTGAGGATGAGAGGGTAGTCTCTACGGTGACTACTATAGAGAGGATTGATTTATGGCCTAGAGACCCTGAGGAGGGTCTTCCAGAGTGGGAGCAGACATATTATGATGATCAGATCCAAAGCGAGGCATGGGGATGGGGAGGAGGTCTTGTAGGCGTCAATATCGACCCAGGCATTGTGGTTACTCAGAATGTTGTACCACCAGTTTTGTTTCTGGGATATGTAGGTATTTCTGCCATCAGTGGGAGGATCACCGAGTATGCTTTTTATGATCAGGAGATGACGTATATCAAAGCACCTCAGTATAACATGCCAGGGTTAGCAGGGGGTGACTATGAGTACACCGAGGTTACTAGAGTAAGGGGTGATGGTATATGGACACAGAGTCCTGCAGAGTTACCAGAAGCGGGGACGCCGTTTGAGATTGAAGAGAATGGAGGGTATCCAGGTAATTTAACGCACCTAACGCCGAGCAGTGCATATCAACAATGGGCAATGAGTTCCGACATAACTGAAGCGCGACTTTGGGGTAATGAGAATTGGGATAACCTAACAAAGTTCAATGATGAGGGAAAACCACAAATTGGCACATTCCAAGAATTTAAGACGAGTGAATTAGACACTGTTGTATTTACGATCAAAGTATCTGCAGTAACTGTTGTTGTACCTGATGAACCATTCCCTGATGATGTTGCAACAGGATTAGCAGACTATGCACAAATCGCGTTAGAGACCCTTGGTTCTAATTTATCGAACAATATTTGGTATTTCTATCTTCCAGTGAGATATAACGGAGAAATCCCTGCTGAGAGAATACAGTACCTTCTAAATAGAGCAGCAATCAACCAACCAGACGCATGAAACCAATTGGATTGCTTGGTGCTTATTGCAACCATGATATACATCCAGTTCCTGTGCCGAAACCAGCACCAGCGGGCGTTTCTGCAAATGTGATTATTAATGGATTAGCAGCACATCATGGTGGGAATACATTTGTGGAGCATACTGTTCCTATGATTCCTCCACCACCATTACATGCTGATGTAATCATATCAGGACATCCTACTGTATGGATCAATGGTGCCCCTGCAGCGATGCAAATCGAGAGTGAGATAGTTGCACTACCTCCAGGCATTGGAGTGGGGTCTCTGCTCCTTACAGGGTCGCATACGGTCTTCATGGGTGATGCAACACCAGTGGTTGGTGTAATCTCTGATGGTGAGGTTTCTTTTCCAGAACCAGAACCACCTGCTACCCCACCACCAGCAGCATAATATGCTATAATACTAGAGTCAATTGATAAAACACTATGGCACGAAGCAAAGTTGGTCTTTCTGGTCAAAAGGTCATTGAAAGCACCCCGAAAAAAACACGTCAAGGTCAAGGAAAGCACACGAAGTTGTCTGCTAGCAGTCGTAACGGTGCCAAGAAGCGTTATCGCGGTCAAGGTAGATGAATTTAATTTGCAATCTTCCTGCTGAGAAAGTTTGGGTACGTAAAGAATATTTACGTGACCATCAAGACGGTCATGGGGAGTTTGTAGAGGGCGTCTGGGTATGTGCTAAGAGCATACCTGGGCGTGCTTTTTATTTTGAGACGTACCTACCAGAGTATGGTGCGATGTATGACAAACTTCCTATTAGTGCGTTTGTACGATCCCCCGAAACCCCAGTCATAGACATGAGTTTGGAGAATCTACAATTTTGGAATTGCATGGACTATGGTGTTACTGCCATGAACAAAGGTTTTGTTGCATCCATGGATTGCGAGGTCTTTACTCGTGATCATGGACTGATGAGAGGGCAGTATCTATTCACACTAGACAACTATCATGCAAATCCTGATGTAATAGATAATAATGTAAGTGAAGTGCCACAAGAGCACAAATCTCATAATTGTATTGCATTGAACAATGGTCAGTATGCATTGTATCCTAACAATAGGATGCGTCTGTATGACCTCTCTATAACCCCTGAGGACCCCAAGTTCCCTGACTTCAAGGTTTCTACCATAGAATACCAAGTAGAGGCAGGAATCGACTGGGGACGCCTTGGAGACACTGATAATTATTTTTGGGAAACTAATGCTGAGCGAAAACTACGGACGGAGACCACAAATGGACAAGAGAGTGGACAAGAGTGAAGATTTTAGAGAATCGGGAATGACTCTAATCACTGAAGTAGATAGTGAAAAGTATTTGAGAAAAGCAAGGAAGATGAAAGATGTCAAGGAGGGAGAAATCTTTGACAATCAAGAGGAGTGGGCGGACGGATTCTGCGGCAAGTGATAAATAGAAACAGCCTACTGCTGTGTCTAAATGCCAACCTTTCAGACATTCAAAGATTTGAGTGTTACGTTTAAGAAGCATCCTGTCACTGACGATATTGTTAGTGTAAAGGATAAGGCGGCTATCGTGCAGTCAATCTCCAATTTGCTTCTTACAAATAAAGGTGAAAGACCATTTCAACCAGATCTGGGGTGCGGACTACGAAATGTATTGTTCGAACCCCTAGATTTTGCGTCTGCTGGTATTATTCGTTCAGAAATCACGGATACACTTAAGAAGTATGAACCACGAATTACGGTTAATACGATCCGTGTTTATCCAGATCAACTGAATAACGGATATGACGTTGAAATTTCTTACACTATTGTTGGTCGAGATGATGCACCAGTAACTGTAGACATCTTTCTAGAGCGCACACGATAATGCCATATACTCAGGTTGCCAATTTAGACTTTGAAGATATCAAAGCAGCTCTGAAGGATTACCTCAGGGCAAATTCTGATTTCACTGATTATGATTTTGAGGGATCGGCATTATCAACGTTGATTGATACTCTTGCCTATAACACCTACTACACGGCGTTTAACACCAATATGGTGGTCAATGAACTATTCATTGATTCAGCGACCCTCAGGGACAACGTAGTAGCGATTGCGAAGCAATTAGGATACAGACCCAAGAGTATCACTTCTCCTGCTGCCTCAATTTCTTTTACTGCAACATATTCAAACCCAACAACTGATACTGAACTAATCCTAAAAAGAGGAACAGGATTTATTGCCAACTATGACAATACAATCTATCAGTATGTTACTGTTGAAGATACGAAAGCACAAGTAGCAAATGATCGTGCAGTATTTACTGATGTAGAAATTAGAGAAGGAACTGTAGTTGTCAGTAACTTTACTGTTGATACTTCACTGTCTTCACAGAGATTTATTCTTGATAACCAAAGCATCGATGCTAATACTATCAGAGTTAAGGTTTATCCAACTGGCGGAACGTTTAACGAACCTTATCTGTTAGCAGAAAATATTCTTGGCATTGACGGAAACTCGAAGATCTTCTTCTTAGAAGAAACCGAGGATGACAGATATGAGATGATATTTGGTGATGGAGTTTTAGGTAAGGCACTAGAGAATGGTGCGAGAGTGGAAGTGTCTTACCTAACCACTTCTGGACCAGACTCAAACGGAGTTAAGAGTTTTGTATTCTCTGGTGTATTAGAAAATACAATTGGATTTACTCCTGTTACTAATGTAACTATTGATTCTAGTGTTGCATCTTCTGGTGGAGAATTGCCAGAGTCTGTAAAGAGCATTAAGTTCAATGCTCCAAAGACTTATGGGACTCAGGATCGTGCAGTTACCTCTGATGACTATGCTGCTATCGTTCGTAAGATATATCCATCAGTTAGTGATATCATTACATTTGGTGGAGAGGATCAAGATCCACCAGAGTATGGAAAAGTATTCATTGTATTAAAACCAGTTGATGCTTCTTACTTGACTTCATTAACGAAGAAGCAAATCACTGATGAATTGAAGAAATATGTTGTTGCTTCTGTAGAACCAGTTATTGTAGATCCTTCTATACTCTATGTTGAACTATCGAGTAAGATCTATTATAATGGAAACGTTACAGATCAGACACCTTCACAGATTAGAGACAAAGTTATTGGATCTGTGCAAACCTATACTACAAACTCTGATACAGAAAAGTTCAACGGTAAATTTAGATACAGTAAATTTGTTGGTGTGATTGATGATGCAGATCGCACTATCAACTCCAACTTAACAGAAGTGACAATGAGGAAAGATTTCTATCCTCAGTTGAATTCTACATTCTATTATGAGATATGTTTCCAGAATGCTTTTGATGAAGAATGTGATGGACCAACTCTCTCCAGCACAGGATTTAGGGTAACTGAATATCCTACTTTTGATGTCTATGTTGAAGATAGGGATGGCAAAATTGTCCTATATAGACTAGACACTGTAACTGGCGAAAAAGTTGTTCTCAACAAGGATGTTGGAGACATTGATTATGTTAGAGGTGAGCTTAAAATGTATGATTTGACTATCATCAAAGGTAGTTTCTTTGACAACCGCATCTCAGTTAGAGTAAAACCACTATCTAATGATGTTCAGGCACTCCGTGAGGTCTATCTGGACGTTGATGTAGCGAATTCAAGTTTCACCGCATATAAAGAGTAAGTAAATGGCTGCTGTTAAGACCAAGAGAATTTCAACTCTAATTGAGTCCCAGCTCCCTGAATTCATTGCTTCTGAATATGAACTATTCTCTAAGTTCGTTCAGAAGTATTATGAAGCACAGGAAGTACAAGGCGGTGCTTTGGATATTATTAACAATATCCAAAAATATACAGACATTGATTTCTACGAAAAGAAACTACTAAAGCAGAATGATATTCTTTCTGTAACAGTTTCTGCTACAGATACAACAATCACTGTAAATGATGCGAGTTCATTTCCAGAGAAGAATGGTTATATCAGAATCAATGATGAGATTATTTTCTATACCTCAAGAACAAGCACGCAGTTTTTAGATTGTTCCAGAGGTGTAAGTGGTAACACCACACTTGGAGATCTATACAGCACTTCTAATTTTAGCAGCACTGAGGCATCTTCTCATCAGTCTGGAGAAACTGTATTCAATGTTAGTAACCTTTTCTTATATGCATTTGTAAGAAATTTTGAAAGTCAGTACCTAAGTTCTTTTCCAGAGAAATATCTCAAAGGAGAGATTGACAAGAGAACTTTAATTAAGAATATTCAGAAGTTCTACAAGTCAAAGGGAACACATAGTTCTATTAAATTTATTTTCAATACTATTGTCGCCAAAGATATTGAAAATAAACCAGAAGTCTATAATCCTAAGGATTTTACATACAAAGCATCTAAGTCTGACTGGAATAATGTTTTTGCTATCAAGGCAAAAGTAGTTACAGGAGATCCAAAAAATCTTATTGGAAAGCAAATTGTTCAGCAACCAACTGATGAATACGGATATGCTTCTGCAATAATTGATAATGTATATGCAGAGGGAACCAGTGATGGAGAACAAATCTGGAATCTGGTTGTTGCTCCAGAGACTGTCAATGGTCTCTTTGAGATCTCAACTAAGACTAGACTAGAGAAAGAACTTCCTTCGACCTATGGTGTTGGAAAAAGAGTTGATGTATTTTCAACAATTGGTTGGGAGACCACAGGGTCATTCCTGATTGGAGATGAAGTTATCGAATTTGATGATAAGAATGTAACTCAGTTTATCATCAAAGAAAGAGGTGACATTCCTACCACTCATGCAGTAGGATCTTCAGTATATAAACCAGTAACCATTGAGGGGTCTGGAGTAACACTATTAACATTTGGTGTAGTCTATGGTCTTGCACCAGTCGCAAGAAATCCATACTCTTCAGTAGGTGATCGAATTCAAGTATCAAATCCAGGATTCGAGACTACCGATCCAAAAATTACACAAACAGGATCGAATCAGACTAGATGGGTGCTCTCTCAAGGCAGTGCTGTCAATTCTCCAACTATTCCATATGTTGCGACAGCATTAGATCAAGTTTCTACTGACGTTTCTGCTATTTTTGCAGATGAGCAGTATTACTATGTTACTAGTTCTTCTTTCCCGTCTTACAAAATTTTAGATGGTTCTATCACTACAGAAACTGTTGCTGATCAGAAGATCCTAAGAATTATTAGACAGAAAGCAACCAGCACTACAGAAATCTATAAGACACCAAAGCGTGATGTAGGTATTCTACTTAACGGTGTTCCAATTTACGGATATAAAGATCCTGAGAGTGTTAGGTATGGTAAATTAGAAAAAATTGATGTCAATACTCAGGGTAATGGATATGCAAAACCTCCATTTGTCCTTATCGATGATCTGCCAAACAAAGCAAGAGCATTCCTTGCTGGTCAGGTAGTTGATAGTATTGAAGTAACTACTGAAGAGACATTCATCTCAACTCCAAAAATTACAATCACTTCTGGAAGAGGTGCAAAAGTCAGAGCAGTTGTAACAGGAGGAAAAGTTACTAGTCTGGTAATTGACGACCCTGGAGAGTTTTATTCATCTCCACCAATTGTCAATATCAGAGATAATCTAGGAAGAGGAAGATTTGCCAACTATCAAGCAATTGTCAATAGTGCAGGAGAGATTACTGGATTTGACCAAATTGAAGAAGGTAACTTCTACAATCAAGATTCTGTAGTTGTAGATATTATTCCTGTTGGATCAAACGCTAGTGGAACTCCTTCTCTTAAAGAATGGAACTTTAATAGATTCCAAAAGTTATCCAATAACTTAGATACTGACTACGGTCATCTATTTGAGAATTATAGTCCTGCTAATGACTATGGATATGGTCACGTTGGAAATCCAAAAACTCTTCGTATTAGTCTCAATGACAATATTGACAATGCTGGATCAGAACCAGCTGTAAAGACACACTCTCCAATCATTGGTTTTGCTTATGATGGCAATCCAATCTATGGTCCATTTGGTCATGAAGACCCACTAGATCCTAACTCTTCTATTGTAAGAATGACTTCTAGTTATTCTCTCAATGGCACTAGATCTGGTGGTCCCTCAACCAGTGAGTATGCATTAGGAACATTTACAAATGATTATACCTATGCTCACAAGAGCGGTTCTCTAGACGAAAACAATGGAAGATTCTGCGTCACTCCAGATTTCCCAGAAGGAACTTATGCTTATTTCCTTACTATTAATAGCAATCAAATACCGCAATTCCCATATGTTCTAGGTGACAACTATTATTCTCTACCAGTAGATAGTAATTACAATTCTGGCATCAATCAAAATGATATTCCAAAAGATGCAAAGAGATTGTATCTCCCAGGAATGCCACGAAATGGCGAGGGTCTCATTGCCACAGTAGCAGAAGTAAAATCTGGTACAGTTGATAATGTTCTACTTGATAGATCATCAAGCAATTTCTCTATCAATTCTAAATTATACTTTGACAATAGAGGTACAGATGGATCTGGTGCAGAAGCATCCGTATCTTCTGTTAAGGGCAAATCTGTAACTTACTTAGAAAGCAAAGAAGATAAAGTTGTAAAACTCACAACAATTCAGAATGCATACCTGTTTGCAGATGATACTCTAAGACAACCAGCATCTGGAGCTTCTGGTGACATTGTTGGAACTGTACAAAACGACAATATAATTGTCCTAAGAAATGTTATCGGTACTTTCAATAACACTGGCACTTTCTCTGCAGATATCAAAACCTTTACTCTCTTCTTAGATAAGAATAGCACATATACAGAGGGAGCAACTCTTTCTCTAACTGATGGTATCAATCCACCAATTGCAACAGCAGAGGTATTGGATGGATCTAATAATCAAAATATCATTAGAATTAAAGTTTTAACAGGAACTTGGATTGTTGATGATGATTATTTCTTACAATCAAGTGACTTATTTAATACCTCAGGAACAAAGATTGTAAGTCTTACATCCCTTAGTGATGACCTAGAACCATTTGATGTAAATCAAAATGTAGCATTAATTGAGACTGATGAGAATCATGGTTTGGGTATTGGTGATAATGTAGTTGTTGATATAAATCCTGACGATACTACAAAAACCAAGACATATTATCTGAGAAAGAGATTATATCAAGAAGTTGTTTTTAGGACTCCTGTATTTGATACTACAATTGATTTTACTGGAATTGGTAAATTTACAATTTTAAATGGTGGAGCAGATTATGCACCAGGACAATATCAAGATGTGCCATTGACTGGTGGATCAGGATCTGGTGCTACAGCAACTATTACTGTATCAGATGCTGGTTTGGTATCTAGTATTCAAATCCAATCTCTTGGTAAAGATTATCAGAGAGGCGATTACTTGTCTGTAGATGATGAGAGTCTATCAAGATCTTTAGCATCACTAAGCACAGCAAGATTTACTCTATATGTTGATCATGTTGGATTTGCAGCAGGATCCAGTAAAGTTATTGTCAAAGATGCAAAAGGATATGCAGAAGGAGATTTGATACAGATAGGAGAAGAAGTTCTAGAAATCTCTTCTATCAATGGTACAGAACTCACTGTTATTAGAGCGAGAGAAAATACAAAAGATGTAGATCACTTTGATGGGCAGAAAGTATCTCTCTATAATGGAAGATATAACTTTACTGATAACTATCAGGTACAAACTGGTGTTGGAACTGGTTTCATCAAATCTTATAATCCATCCACACAAACTGCTACGATTGTATTTGACTATGGAACGATAAAGAGCACTGCAAACCCAGTTGCTCTTAGCACTACATTCTTTGATTCAAGCAATCCTAATAGACTTGTTACTGTAGTATCAGTTAGTGGCATTGACTATAAGTTTGAGTTCTCTGAAGATAATCAAACATTTGATCCCAATCCTAACATTGATTTGCAGGAATATTATCGTTATGTTTTCGATACTTCACACTCATCTCTGACTGGAACTTTCTTCGATGTAAGTCCAAGTGGAAAGTTCAATCTAGTAACAGTAGAAAAGATCAACAGTACAATTCTTCCAGGAAACCCAGGAGCATTTACTGATCTTAAATTTGGTTTTGGATCTAGATTGGCAGGTAATACGTATCGTGAAAAAGTAGGAACTAATTTTACAAATTTCTTCTACTTTGACAGAAATGACATTGTAAATGCTGACGGAAAGTATTTCAAGATTATACAGGATCCCCTACAAGGATCAAAGACTGTAAATTATGTAACACCAAATAGATTTGTTTATGACTTGACATCTATTCCACTTTGGGATGGATCTGGAACTATTACATACACCACATCTGGACAATTTGCTGTTGGTGAGATTAATTCTATTAATGTTTCTAATTTGGGTTTAAACTATAAGAAGGTCCCTGTTATTTTGGGATGCGATCTTAGTTCTACTTTTATTGCTGAAGCAACAGTATTATTTGATACTGCTACACAAACAATAACTGGTGTCGATATTGACAAAAAAGGATCTAATTATGTAAATCCAAAAGTTGTCATCATTGATGGAGATGGTTTTGATGCAACATTCAATGTTGTTGCAAGAAATGGAGAGATCTTCTCTATTACTGTAGATAATCCTGGAAGAGGATATACTTATGCTCCAACAATTCAAATCATTGAATCTGATGTAGAAGCATATGTTGATAGTAATACTATTGGAACTCCACAAAGTATCAACATCTTCAGAAATGGTGGAGCATATCATTTAGACAAGACTGTATCTTCTACCTTTACAACAAAGTATGTAATTTCTCTGAAAGATTTTAGTGGCAATTTCTTAAAAGGTGAGAAGGTATCTCAGTCTATTAATGGTATTGAAGTATTCCGTGCCAAAGTTGCTGAATGGAGATCTGGATCTAATTTACTCAAATTAGATGATGTTGTAGGAAGTATAAGAAATTCCGTTTCTATTGTAGGAAAAATTTCCAATTCTTCTGGAATGGTTAGAACAGTATATGTAACTTCTCTTACAGAAGAGATTGCATCATTCTACGATAACATTGGATCTTATCAGTCTGATAGAGGAAAACTTGGTGTTGCTAATCAAAAACTAACTGACAGTTTCTTCTATCAAGACTATTCATATGTTGTAAAATCAAAAACTCCAATTGATCAATGGAGAGACTTGATTAAATCTACAACTCATCCAGCTGGATTCAAGTTGTTTGGTCAGGTTGATATCGAATCTGACGCTGAAATTAGAATGCCAGCGCAGTCTCCAAAGTCTGACAATTTTACTATTATTCAACTTTGGGATCCAGAAAAGAACAAGATTAGTGTAGAGAGCACCAGAAGAATTGTAACTCAGACTGTAACCAGTTCGAAGAGCACTAAAGAAATCAAAGGAGTTGGTACTGCTCATGCATCAGAATTTAATTTTTCTGAAACAAGAGCATTTGAGGTTACTCTTGCCGATCCTTTCAATGGAGTCAATGGTGTTGATGCAACAACTGGTTACACTGGTGGTGCAGAGAATGTTGGACAAAAGATTTTCCAACTCCTAGATGATCAAGGTAATCCCTTTACCCCAGTCAGTGCAAAGAATCTTATTATCACGTTGAATGGTATTCTGCAAGAACCAGAAGTTTCTTATACAGTGTCAGGTGATAAGATTGTTTTCTCCCAAGCACCTTTGGGTCCATCATCTAAATTGACTGGAACTAATCTTACAGATCTAACTTCTTATGATGGTACAGTATTCTATGGAAGATATATTGAGTTCAAAGATAATCAATATAACAACCAGTATTTCAAGAAACTGAGAAATATTTTCCAGAGAAATGGAAGATGGTTAGATGCTGCAAATCAAATTGAAAGAAATAGAGAATTTATTGTTGAGGAAGCAGTAGGATATGGTAGAGAGAAGCATCCAAATTTAGATTGGAGCACTAAGATTGATGATTATCTAGAAGATGTTGGATTTATTATTGATGCATATGAACACGATGTACGTTTTGGTGGAAACATTAAAACTGTAGATTATCTCTCAATATTCAATTCAGATGATGATTACAATTATATCACAACTAATAAAACTGAGTCTTTAGATATATTCAAGTATGCTACTAACCTCGCTAAATTAGCAGTTAGAAACTGGGATATTGTAGAAGAGAATGTTGCATATATTCAAGGATCTAGACAGGTAACAGTTGCCAATACTAATAATCTAGCTATTGGAATGTTTATTAGTTCTGGTACTGCATTCGCATCTGGAACTAAAATTGTTTCTATTGATAGTGATACACAAGTCACTTTAAACAATGCTGCTCTAGCAAACTCTGGTGGAGGCGGCGGTGCTGCAGCGGGTGTCACTGATCTGAATGGATCAACAGGAGGTAGTGATTATATTATTCCTACGAGCACAGGTGCAGTTCAACCTGGAAATCAGTATGCTGTAGATCCTGGTGATGTTTTACAAGCACCTATTTCATTCTCTGCTTCTGATAGTGCAACTTTCTACTTCAGTGGTATTAACAATGGAACGTTCTGGGATGCGTCGGATTTAATTGCTGGCAATAAAGAATATTTCAAGGAAGAAATTGCTGGATGGTTTGCTGCACAATATCCTAATGTTACTTGGACAGATTTAGTAAAAGATATTGATACTTATGTTGATGCTACTGTTTATCATTTGAGACTTGGTGGCAACTTTAAGATAGTTGATTTTGCACAACTATACTATGAAAGAAATCTTTATCCATATCCAGAGCAGTTGAAAGCAGGTGTAAGTCCTGCAGAATTTGCTGGTGCATATAATGAATTGAAAGTTCTTATGGTTGATGCCATGAGAAATAATTTAGGAATAGGAACATATACTTCTATTCCCCCATTCACAGATAGTACTGTAGCAACAGATACTTCTTTCCCATATTGTGCTCAGGTAGAAAGTTCTTTGAATAATTTCTACAGCATAATCAATACTATATTGAATGAAGGTAAAGGTTTAATAGAGAAAACCAACATCAATTCGAATTATGCTGGAAACTGGAGTAGAACCTTAACATATTCTAATTATAACATAATTCCTGATCCTCTATTGACAGCACAAGAGTGCAACGATGTTATTTCATCTGTAGATTCGTTGTTTAACAATGTAAGTGATATTCTTAATGGCACCAGTGTTACTAGATCTACTCCAGACTTCTTAGATGGAGAGACCACTACTTTTGATATGTATTGGGATGACGACACAGAGGTCAATACTGAAGAGGACGAAGATCTATTCCTAACACTGAATGCTGTCTTACAGAGACCAAAATATACAGAATCGTATCCTCTTTCTGATGCATACTATATTGATAGAACAACTATTCCAAACAAATTAGTATTTGATGTTGCTCCTATTTGGGATCAAGACTTTAGTGCTAAGAGCATTGGAGAACCAACAGCAGTAGAGCTAGTCGCTGGTGTTGGAGTAGGAAACTACAAGAGATTAACTATTGATTATGCACTAGTAGATGAAGTTAGAGGTGGTCCTTTCTTAATTCTTGACGTTGAAGATAACACATCACAAGAAATTGAACAGCAAGATTACTTGTTTGTATTCTTAGATGGAGTTTTACAGAGAAGAGAATATTCTTATAGTGTAGCAGGATCTACAATCTCTTTCAACGTTCCAATTAAGAAGGATACCAAAATTGATATGAGATATCTCTATGGAAGAGATTTAGATCAAATTATCAATTTCCACGATTTTAATCAAGATACTTTCTATGCACAAGGTACAGTAACATTTGATGTTGCTTCTGGAGCAACTGAATTGTTGAACTGGATTGGTTTGAATTCTTCCGAATCTTTCCATGCATGGCAAGTCAATCCTAATGGATCTTTCAATGTTATCGGACAACTTACAAATCCATCACAATCTTCCAACATATTAACCTTTACTCTTGAAGGTCAGAAATGTGATTTGATTCAAGGTGTTGATGTTGTTGTAGGAATTAAAGGAGATTATTCTAATAATAGAATTATTGGATTGAATTCTTCTGGATCCAGCATATCTTATGTTACTGATGAGGACGGAAGACTCAAACTAGCATATCCAGTATCAGAAAACGCTTGGCGTGGAACATTTATTGGTAAGTATTATAGAGATCCTTTTGTTTCTCTGTCAGATGAGGACTATGTAAGAATTGAGGGTGAGAGTGACTTTAGAAGAGTTAAGAAAGCACCAGAAACAACAACCTCTAAAGAACATAGAAATCAAGGATATGTCTCTGGTTCCAATTTTGGTATCGCTCAAGTCGAAGCATATAATGGTGTAACTAGAGGCGAAGGACTGAGTATTGTCGCCAAGATTGAAAACGGATCAGTTGTAAGTCTTGAGTGGAATCAACGTAGTTATGATCCTTTGACTCAACCAACTGCATATCAATATTATACACCACCAGTATTACATTTCATTCCAAAAAATGGAAATGGTGGCGGCGCTAAAGCAGTAGTTCTTGTAAGTAAAGGTCAAGTTATCAGTGTTGATCTGCTTGAGGGTGGATCTGGATACACAGAAGCACCAAGAGTTGTTGTTGCAAGAAGATATGAGATCTTGCAAGGAAGAGGATTTGGTGTTTCTACTATCAATGGTGGAATCAATTCGACTCTACCTGCATTTATTATGTCGTCATCTTCGACGATTACTGAACTTGGAAACCAAGTTCCTGGTGTAGAATCATTTACTACAATTCTCTTTGAGAGTCCTAGAGATCTTGATAGAGTAATTGAATGTGAGATTTATTTGGAAGAGAACGTTGGAACTGGTCTCACTGCTGGTGTTAATAGCATTACAACCCTCTCGGGTGGTGTAGGTACAATCGTTACTGTTACGGCATCAACAGCACCAAATGAATACGTATCTATTATATCTGGTCGTGTTGATGATATTATTTCTACTTCTTCTCTGATTTCTTCTAGAGAAGTCACTTCTATAGTAACTAACCAGATTGACAATACTGATATTAATGCTGGTCATTACCATTCTGTTGGTGCATTCTTGTCTATTGATTTGGATCCAACCGACAATATTGTATTTGTTCCCGATGTTACTAAGTTTAGTTCTAATGGATACTTACAGATTGGAACGGAAGTAGTTAGATACTACCGTAAAGGTTTTGGAAGATTCTTGAATGTCCAGAGAGGACAAGAGGGAACAACTGCACAGTTACATCCAGCAGGAACATTTGTATTACAGATTCCAGATCCAGTATCTGTAGCATACGGTGGCGTCACCAGAATTGAATCTGATTCTCAAGTTGTTACTATGAGAATAGCATCGGATGTAAGAACAACTGAGAGAGTTACTGGTATTCAAGTAATTACTCCCGATGTAACAATTGAAAATACTTCTACCGTAACTGTAGTTGGAGTAGAAATTTCAGCATTCGTAGATTCTATCACTAGCGTAGTCATTCCTCCTGGTGAGAGAGTAGTTTCACTTGAAATTACTGCTGATCAAACTAACTTCCTATCATCATCTTCTACACAAGTTTCTAACTCTGTACTATCGGTACAGTCAAATTCTCAGTTGAGAAAAGAAACTCTAGAAGTACTTCTATTCACTCCACCATCTGGTGTGATTGACGGATATGAGGAATCTGTAATATTCAGTGATCCAATCTTAACAAGAGCTGGATTCATTGATATTCCTGAACCATATACTGTTACACAAAGAAATGGCAACATCGTTGCTATTACTAATGCATCTGGAGCTTCGACAGAGTATGTCGGACAATACACAACTGGAAATGCTGGTCCAACTTTGAAAAACTTCGATCAAATTCTAGATGATGGTGTATGTGATGTTTCTGGATTGTCACTACTAGATATTGAATTCTACTATCCAAACTTGACAATTAACGATTTTGTGGAGCGTGCGAATTCTAGTTACACTCTAGCAGGCGATTACTTCAATCTTGCTACCGCATCAATTCAAAATCCAGTTGCTATATCTGACACTCAGGGATTGATACCATCTACAATTAATGTTCTTGGATCAACTACATACTTCCCAAGTGAAGGATACTTATTTACTAGCACTGGAGCAGTTATTCAATATACTGGTACAACTGCGAACTCATTCACTGGTTGTACTCTTTATAGTGGAATAAACAGCATTAATCGTCTTGATGAGTTGATCCCCTTCTCAATTTCCTAAATAACTGCATAAATATAAATAACTCAGGCACAAATTACGTCGGAACAGAAAACCAATGGCTGCTATTATCTCTGATAAGTTTAGAATTTTTAATGCGTCTCAATTCCTAGAGTCGCTTTCTGAGGGTGCTACCGATACTAGCGCCGAGCGTTCAAGAATGTACTTCTTCGTAGGACGCCCTCAAGAATGGTCCGCATACCTAGAGGTCCATACGAAGTCTTCAACCAACTTTACTGTTGGCAATGAGGTCTTTGTTGGAACGTATGGATCAACAGCATTCCGTGCTACGGTTGCTGCTGTTTATGACGGTGCCCTCCTTCTATCGAGTATTTTTGGAGCAAACGGAATCAGTTCTGTTCCTCCACTAGGCAGCACTCTTCTCGAAACTGCAGATGGTGGTTCTACTACTACCAGTGCTACTGCTGTTACTGGAGTCTATCGCTACGCAACAGAGGACATTCCCCCTCTTCCACTAGACAACCAGGACGAGAAGTTTGGTCTTTACGACGAAATTATTGCCGCTAAGAGAATTACTACCGCTTATGCCAGAACAGTAATTCGTCGTTACAACTGGGATGTCGTAACGAACCCTAAGTTTGACATGTGGAAACCTGACTACTCTGCTACCCCTGGTGGCGGTGGTCAAGTTGGTAAGCAAACTGCAACGGGTGCAAATAGCATTGCTGATGCTAAGTTCTACGTAATGAACGGAACTTACGAAGTATTCAAGTGCCTCTACAACGGCGAAAACCCAGCAAACCCAGCTGGTCAAAACGCTACTGAGGAACCATCAAGAGGTGGAGCAAACTATAACGCTGCTACTGGTTTATACACTGAAACTACTGGTGCTGGATACATCTGGAAGTTCATGTACAAACTAGAAATCGATGATGCTGTAAGATTCCTCTCATCAGATTTCCTTCCAATCGTTCTAGCATCTAACACCTCAAGACAAGAAGCGACTGCACTTGCTGTTGATGGTGCTGTTGATGTTGTTCTAGTTGAGAATGCTGGTACAAACCTTCCTGCTTCACAGACATTATACACCTCCATCAAAGGAGACGGTGCTGGTGGAGTAGTTGCTTTCGACACTGATGGTTCTGGTACTATCACTGCTGCAAGAATCGAAGCAAGAGGATCAGGTTACACTTATGCTAACGTTCTCCTCGGCAACGGTAACCTCTTCTCTGATGCTGGTCTATCTTCAGCAGTTGCAACTGCTGCTAACGCTGTTGGTGCTCTAGAAGCAATTCTACCTCCACAAGGAGGACACGCATCGAACCATGAGCAAGAGTTGAATGGTAAGCGTGTCATGACCAACATTCGCATCGAGTTTGCGGAAGGTCAAGGAGACTTCCCTGTTGATAACGACTTCCGTAGAATTGGTATTATCAAGGATCCACAACTATGGGGCACTACTGATTTTGCTACTGCAGATACTCTTTCTGGTCTCAAGGCAATTAAGATCAGTGGAGCAACTGCGGACTATATCCCTGATGAGACCATTACCCAGACTGTAACTGGTGGTACTGCATACGGTACTGTCGTTTCCTGGACACTAGATCAGGGTTCTACCACTGATGGTGTTCTCAAGTATCTCCAAACAACAAAGGCACATACCGATCAAGGTGTTGTTCGTGCATTCGAGAGCAATGGTGCAAACGCAGTTAGCGGCGGACTATCTGCTGCTTCTGGAACTGTTGATACAGGATATGCTGGTTCTCTACTAGGTAAGACCTTCGCATCTGGTCTTGCTGCTCCAGAAATCGAGAACAACTCTGGTGAGGTAATTTACGTCGAGAACCGTCGTCTTATCACCCGTGCTCAAGACCAGATTGAAGATATCAAACTAGTTATCGAGTTCTGATTCCTAGAAACTTCGCTAAATACTTCTACGAGAATATTAGTATTATCGGCGGAGTACAATGCCTCAGAAGACTAACCTTAATGCATCACCATACTACGATGACTTTGACGTAAATAAGAATTTCTATAAAATTCTTTTTCGTCCTGGTTACTCTATTCAAGGTAGAGAATTAACTCAACTTCAATCGATTCTACAGAATCAGGTTGAAAGTTTTGGAAAATACGCCTTCAAGCAGGGACAATTAGTTGTCCCTGGAGAAGTAGGTCTTAATACAAAATTAGATTACGTAAAACTATCCTCTGTATCTGAAGTTGCAGTTGGGGAAGGAAATGATATCGTATATAAAAAATACGATATTACCTTACTCAAAGGACTACAGATCAGAGGATTAAATTCTGGCGTACTAGCAACAGTCCTTGATGCTAATACTGCTACAGAAGAGGCAGCAGACACTCTGTATGTAAATTATCTTAACAGTGGTAATTCTAACTCAGAGGAGACCTTTAGACAGGGGGAAACCATTGAGGTAGTAGATGGTGTAAATACACCACTAATGGTTGTTGGAACGGACGGTAGTGTCCTCCCAACCAGTATTCAAGTTACCAACCCAGACACAGGAGAAGTTACTTCTCTAGAAAGTCCAGCAATGGGTTATGCTTCTGCTGTAAAAGTAGAAGAAGGTATTTACTTTGTCAATGGATTCTTTGTAAGAAACAACGAAGAACTTTTAATCATTGATGAGTATTATGACAAACCATCTGCAAAAGTTGGTTTTGTTATTAACGAAGAAATTGTAACTCCAGAAGAAGATCCAAGTCTCTACGATAATGCTATTGGATCATCAAACTATACAGCACCTGGAGCTCATAGACTAAAGATTAACCTTTCACTAAAAGAGTTTGCTGTAAATGCAATCACTGATAGAAACTTTATTCAGTTAATCACTGTTCTTAGAGGAGTCATTCAGAAAAAGGTTACTCCAACAAATTATAGCATTCTTGAGCAAACTCTTGCAAGAAGAACGTATGATGAAAGCGGAGATTATGTTGTAGATAATTTCTCTGTTGATGTCAGAGAGTATGCTCAGAAAGATAATAACAACGGAATTTATGCAGTAGATGACATTGGTCTCTACAATGGTATTTCTGCTAGTGAAGCATCTAGAAAGATGATCGCTAGCATTGGACCAGGAAAAGCATATATTAAAGGATATGAAATTGTCAATAAAGAGACCAAATATCTTGAGATCAACAAAGCAAGAGAAAGTCTATCTAGCGATAATGTAACTCTAAAGACTAGAGGACTTCCAACGTTCAGTGTTACTAACGTTTATGGTAGCACTCCACTAAACAAAGAAGGATCTGATCTTACAGCATATCCTGATGTATTCTTATATTCTACATTTAATGATGGTTCTATTGGATTAAGCAATACAGAAGCATCTACAGATCACAGACAAACTTTGTCTAGAAGAGGCAAAATTTTCTCTTCCAATGATGCAATCAAAACTATTACAATTCAAGTAACTAGTGCTACTAATCCTCTAGTAGGGATCACTGATGGAACTTTCGAGAGTCAAATTGGAACTCTATATTATGTTACCTCTAGAGATGACACAGGATCTGCTACTTCTATTGGATCTGTAACTTCTCTATCATTTGCATCCGTAAATAGACCTCTCATCAATTCTGCTGAGTCAGTTCAATTCTTAGAATTGACAGTGTTTGGAGACAAAGATGAAGTAGATCTACTTTTAAGAGAGTATGACGATGGAGATCCTGGATATATCAGAAGATTGTATCTCTCACAATCCGATGCTACCATAGGAGACAACGAACTAGGATTTGTTGTTGATTATAGCGATACCATTACTCCTGTAATTGGTAAAGTAAAACCAAGTAATTTCTCTCTACAAAGCAGAGGAGATGGTTTTAATCCTGATGCCGATATTGTTCTGTCTAAGGGAAGATTATCTGCAGGAACTGCTGCTTACAATGCTGTTTTTGGATTCTCTTATTTTGATCCTTCATTCTTTACAAAAATCTTACTAGACTCCAGAATCCAATCTGAAACTTTTGATGAAGGAAAGTATGTATTCGGATTGACTAGTGGTGCATATGGTGTAGTTGAAGGAGCTCCAAATGGAGTATATACTACGACCAACATGCTTTTTGTGAAAACTTTATCTGGTAATTTTGTTTCTGGTGAAACAATTAGAGATGAAGCTGGAAATACTCTCAAGATTGCGACAAATAATACTATTTCACACTTTGTTGTTCAGAACAGAGGTCTTGGTTATTCTTCACTATCGACTCTGTTAATCAATGGAGTTGAGTATGATTCATCTAAGATTCAACTCTCGATTGCTGGAGAAGATGCAACAGGCAAAATTTATAAAGTAGAAATCAAAGATAGAAATTCTGTTAATATTGAATACGCACAACCACCAGCAGTAACTGCATTGCAGGCAGAGGGAGTTGCACAACCACAAACAGCAGCTGCAATTGTTCCAGTTCTGGTTAGAAATGCAGTTACAACATACACACCACAGAATGTAAAATCAATTGGTTGCCAATACGGATCTGGAAATGCAAATACATTCACAGCAGATTTAGTAGTAGATAGTCAAACTTATTCTGAAATTAAATCGGTTACTGATTTTACTTTCTTTGGATCAAAAGGTTATAAGTTTATCGAATCCACAAGTTTCAGTGCAGACGCTAGCGGTGTTCTACAGCAGGGAGACCTTGTTCAATTTTCTGATGTCGATAACAATCTCGTTAGAGCAGTTGTACAGTATGCAACTGAGCAGTCTGGACCATCCAAGACCAGAGTATATCTAGATATTGCTCTACCAGGAGATGTAACAAACACAAGTATTGTTAGACTAAGACCTAAGGTACAGAATCCAAATGCAGGAACTCTAGTCTTCCCAACTGGTAGCAAGCAAGTAGAACAAATTTCTGCTGGTGGTGATGACACCAAGATTAAGTATTACTTCAGAAGAGACTTTGTAACAACTGCATCTTCTGGTGGTGGAACCATTACGTTTGCAGCTCAGTTGCCATTCGGTACTCAGAGATTTGTTGCTTTCAATGAAGATAACTATATTATTACTGTCTTAGATCCAGGTGATGCACCAGACTTGACAGTTGGAGATATTGTTTATGTTCCTACTGATAGCGTAGAAATTACTTCCGCTACTGATACTGCTAGTGGTCTTACATCTGGTAGTATTAGTCTTCAGTTACCATCAACATATTTTGGAACTATTCCTACCAACGGAACATTCCCTAAACTAAAACTTTCATCAACTATTGAAGTTACCAACGCAAAACCAAGACTAAAGACTTCTGTAGAAAATAAGAGAATTGTTATTAGTGCATCTGGTGACAGAGTAATTCCTTTCAGAGGAACAGACTACGACAGTGAGGTCGTAGAAATTCTGACTTATTCTGATGCATACAAGTTGAACTTTGTCTATGAGGGAACTGCATCTCAAGCACCAACTATCGACAGTGCTGGTAACTTGATTTCTGGAACCGATGTTACTGATAGATTTACATTTGATAATGGACAGAGAGATACTATTCTAGATGTCTCAAGAATTGTTCTAAAACCAGGATTTGAAGCTACCTCTGGTCAATTGGTAATCTCTTTTGATTACTTCGAGCACTCTCAGGGAGACTTCTGTACAATCGACAGTTATCTTCACGAAGCTGGTGTAACAGAAGATGAAATTCCTGGATTTAATTCTGCTGTCCATGGAAACCTAGAATTGAAAAATGTTATAGACTTTAGACCAAAAGTTGATAGCAATGCAATCATTCCAGGATTCCAAGATCAGTCTTCTTTATCTGTAACAACTGGTCAGTTCTCTGGTCCTGGTTCTGTTATTGCTAGCACCCCTGCTCCAGATAAAAATCTCGAATACACATTCTCCTTTAGTCAAATTCAATACCTTGATCGTATTGATGGAGTGTTCTTGAATAAGAAGGGTGAGTTTATCGTCAAAGAAGGTAACTCATCTCTCAACCCAACCAAACCAGATCCAATTGAAGATGCAATTCCTCTCTTCTATGCTTACATCCCTGCTTACACATCTTCGAGTAAGAATGTAAGAATTACTCCAGTTGATAACCGTCGTTACACGATGCGTGACATCGGTAAATTGGAGAAGCGTATTGAGCGTCTTGAGTATTATACAACACTTAGCATTCTTGAGCAACAAGCTCTCAACATGCAAGTTAAAGATAGCATTGGATTGGATAGATTCAAGAGCGGATTCTTAGTCGATAACTTTGAAGAGCATAGAGTTGGTAATATTTCCTCAGCAGACTACTTATGCTCTATTGACAGTCAGCAGTCTGTTCTTAGACCTCAGTCTAAGGAGGACTCTCTAGCATTGAGAGAAGTCAATACAAGAGAAGATCAAAGAACAGTTGCTGGTTATCAGAAGACTGGCAATGTAGTTACTCTTCCATATACATCACTATCTCTACTTGGTAACAATTTTGCTTCCAAGACTCTAAATCCAAATCCATTTGTTGTCATTCAATATGTTGGTGATGCTTCCATCAATCCATCTATTGATCAGTGGTATGATGATACTGTAGAACCTCTAATTGTAAATACCAATACAAGTCTCTACAACATCTTTATTGCAAAAGAAAATATTAGAGATTCATTCTCCAGTCTATTCAATTCATTTGCTATCAACTGGGTAGGAACTTCTTCAAGTTTCACTTCAATTGTTTCTCTTGGAGAAATCAATACTCTAGAAGCAAATGCAACTGTAAGCATGGCGTCTATTGGCAGTTCTTCTAATGTCAATCCACAAAACAATGAGGTTGCTAAAGGAGTCCAATCTAAGACTGTTGGTAACAGTATTGTTTCCGATTCTCTTCAGTTCTTTGCTAGAAGCATTCCAGTTAGATTTGTCCTTAGAAGATTAAAACCAAATACTAAAGTTTCTGTATTCTTAGAAGGAAGAAATATTGACAGATGGGTTAATCCAGACTTTAGATTTACTGGAACTGCAACAAACTCCCTATCAGCATTTAATGGTGATATTGTTACTGACGAGAATGGTAATGCCAGTGGTTTGATTCTAGTTCCTGCAGGACATCCACCAAGAGAAAACTCTACTTGGACTGGAGATGTTGCTACCGTTGATTATGATTCTTCATTCGAGGAAGTAAGAGTAACAGCAGGTGTAAAAACAATTAGATTTACATCTAGTGCTACTGATGAAAACAAAAATAATGTCGATACATATGCAGAAGTTAAATTCTATGCTACTGGAGTTCTACCACAGAATCCTTCAGGTATCGTATCAACAAAACCAGCATACTTCAAGGCAAATGAGGGTGTTCAGATAGTTGATAATAATACAGAAAATCCAATCAGACCAAACCCACTAGCACAAACATTTAAAGTTGAAAACTATGATGGTGGATTGTTTGTAACTGGTATTGATCTATTCTTTAATAAGAAGAGTTCTAACATTCCAGTTAAAGTATATTTGACTGATGTAGAAGGTGACAAACCAGGAAAAAATATTGTACCTGGAACTGAGAAGACTCTAACTCCAGATACGTATTTGAAAATCTTCACTACTGGAACGGTAACAGTTGATGTTGGTGAGTCTGTAATTGGATCTAGTTCTGCAGCAAGTGGTCCTATCAAGAAGATCATTGACAAGAATGGTGTTGAATTAATTCCATCATCAACTGGAAAGATTGCAATAACAAATGAGCAAGTATATACTCTAGTGTTGAGTAATCATAATGGAAGATCTTTCCAACAGAATGAAAATCTAACAATCGGTTCTGTCACCACTGCTAATAATACAAACGGAACTAACTTCACAGTAAGTATCGCTAAAGACAGTGGTAAGGTTTCTAACATAAAAATCACGAACCCAGGAGCAAATTACGATAGTGCTATCTTGACAATTGAAAGTCCTCAAATTCCAGGAGGATCAGTAGCTACTGCAAGAATCGATGTTTCAGACGGCAAGATCTATAATGCAGAAGTAGTCCTCAATGGTTTTGGATACACAGAACCACCTGCTGTTGTAATTAAAGGCATCGGAAATGGGGCAGGAGGATGTCAAGTAGAAACGTTTATTGATATTGATACCCCAGCAGTTAGAATGGGTGTTGCAATTGATGACGTTGAGGTTTCAGGTGCAATTGAGTCTTCTACTCCAACCTACTTTGCATTTGATAATCCAATCTATTTGCAAAATGATACTGAGTATGCACTAGCAGTAGAAACGGATTCTGTTGATTACGCTATTTGGGCTTCTCGTCTAGGGGAAACTGATGTAGCTACGAATACAATTATTACCACACAACCATCTCTAGGTTCTGTCTATAGATCACAAAATATTGATACTTGGACAGAAGACATCTTTGAAGATATTAAATTCACTCTATACAGAGCAGAGTTTAGTATTACAAGACCAGCAGAACTTGTTCTTACTAATGAGAAGTTAGGTTATGAGAAACTAGATATTAATCCATTCAAGACAGATGCATCTTCCAACACAAATGCAACTTCTCTATTGTTTGGCAACAACAATTCTATCGTGAAAGTCGCGCATAGAGATAATGGATTTGAGGATCGTGGAAATTCTTATGTATTCTACAGAGGAGCACAAGAAACTGCTGGTATCACTGCAGAAACACTGAACAGTGTATTGTTCCAGGTTGATAATTCTGGTATCGATACTTATACTATTAGATCAACAAACCAGTCTGCTGGCAATGCTGTTGGTGGTGGTTCCGATGTTTTTGCAACTTACAATAGAAAATTTGAAACTCTATATCCACAAGTTCATTATCTGTCATTCACTGGAACCACATTAGAATCTACTGTTAAAACTACAAATGTAGTTCCTGTAGATTCTACTACTACAAATTATACATCATATTCTCAGACAGATTATGAAAAGACATTCTTGAATGAACCACATTATTTCACAAACCAGAAGATGGTTACTTCTGAGATCAATGAGACTCTTAATAGTCTTGATACATCTTTAGAATACAAGTTGTCTCTATCATCTACTGTCTCATATCTTTCACCACTTGTCGATCTATCTTCTTGTTCTGTTAAGACAATAAGCAATAGAATTGAGAATGGTTCTGGAACTGAAGATCGCTATGGAAGAAGAAATCAAGTTGTTTCCTTCTATCCTATCTACAGTTTCACCTTGACTGGAAATCAAAATACAGAGATTCAGAGCAATCAAACAATTAAAGGCAAGACTTCAAAAGCTGCTGGAACTATTGCTAAGATTGACGGATCTACAGTTTTTGTTAGAATCAAAACTTCTCAGATCTTCGAGAAAGGTGAGGAAGTTGATCTAGGAAATCAACTCTCACTATCTGGTGTCACTGTTGATAGTGCTTTGACTCAAATAATTACCAGCATTAATGATGCATCTGTAATTGTTGCTAGAAATCCATCTATCATTCTAGAAACATATGAAAATATCATTACTGGTAGAGCAGTTATCTGGAATAATAAGACACAGGAACTAACTGTAAGAAATGATGCTAGACCTATCAATGATGATTACAACGGAAGAATTATCGACAACGTTCTATTCAATAGAAATGCTGTTGTAAATGCTCAAGTTGCTGATATCTTCCGTGTTGGAGATTTTGTTAAGTATCCTGATCAACCAGATGATGAAGCATCTTTCCTAGAAATCTCCACTGTATCATACACCAATGGTGTTGAGTTTGTAGCAGAAAATACTTCTAAGAATAGTTCTTCGGTTGCTAAGTATGTTACCAAGGAAGTATCTATTTCAAGTCCTGCTACAACGATTGATGTTAGATTGACTGCTAACCTTAAGGATGTATCTAATGTTGCTGTCTTGTACAAGTTCAAGAAAGCATCGAGTCAAGAAAACTTTGACGATATTGATTGGCAGTATTTCAATGTAGATGGATCTCCTGATACTTTAGAAATTGCAAACCCTGAAAATACAATTTCTTCAATTGTAGAAAAGCAAAGTTCATATCAAGAACTTGCATTCAGTGTTTCTGACCTACCAGAGTTTTCATCTTTTGCAGTGAAGGTAGTTATGAAGGGAGTAGATCCTGCATTCGTTCCAAAAATTCAAGATATCCGAGTTGTTGCATCGTTCTAATTTCCGCGTATGTCATATATCAAAGTGTCGGGGCATGATGGTCTTGTCAGAGACGAGACCACAGGTGCCATCTTGAATCGCGACGATTCTGCTATCCAAGCGAGACGTAAACAAAAACAGTTGAATTCCGCGTTGGATGACATAAATAACTTGAAGGATGAAGTATCTGAAATCAAAGCCTTACTGCGAGAGTTAATCAAAAATGCCAGCAATTAATGTCGCCAGAACTGACACCTTTGAGCAACAAAGGGTCAAAATCAACGAAATCGCAGAGGATCTATTTGATCTCACTGGAGGATCGGGTGGTGCTACAATTTCTCCAGCAGGAGTTTCTCTACAAGATGGTACAAAATCTGCTCCAGCACTGACCTTTCAGTCTGACAATAAATTAGGTTTATACAAAAATAATTCTAATACTATCGGATTTGTTAGCAACGATAGATTGGCATTTACATATAATGATTATGGTACATATTTTGAGAATGATTTATTCGTAAGGAATAACTTTCTAGATGATACGTATCTCAGCGTTACAGAGACTGGATCTGAATATGATGTAGGAACTTACCCCAACGTTGCTTTGTTTGGTGGTAGTGGAGTAGGAGCTCAAGCAACTGTTGTCATCGCAGAATATAATGGTCAAGAAACTACAAACAGTAATGTTGATGAGTATGTAACTGGTACATACTCAAACATTCCTCTGGGTGGTGGAACAGGAAGTAATGCAGCAATTGACTTCCAAATCGTAACTACAGAAGTAGCAACTAAGGGAATTATCCAGAATGGTGGAACCGAATATTTTCCAGGCACTTACACTAATGTAGCACTGGATGGTGGAGTTGGAAACGGTAAGGTAGCAGACATTGAAGTAACTGGTAGTATTACATTTAATTCTACTATCTCTAATGCTGGTACTGGTTATGTTGATGGCACATATTCAAGTGTTCCTGTTGATAACGTTCCAACACAGACTATCAACCTAACAGTTGCTCAAAGAAAAGAGTTATTATTTACATACGGAAGACGTTACGAGTGGAACGTAACTGACGACGGAGCAAATACAAATTTTGTTTTTGCTGGAGCAACGTCTGGAAATAATGTTGCTATTACTGCCGAAGAGGGAGATTATTTAGTATTCAATATTAACGCACCAGGGCATCCATTCTACTTACAATCAGTAGCAGGACCATATGATCCAGCAAATGTTTTAATTGCTGCTGATGGTGTAACAAACAATGGTACTGACAGTGGTACTATTATTTTTGATACCAGTGAAGTTTTTGCTGGAACTTATTACTATGTCTGTGGAAACCATGGTTCGATGACTGGCACCATCACCATTGGAACTAACACAGGAAACTCATTTGCTGTTGGAGATACTATTGTTGGTGCAAGTGGAAGTGGCACGGTTGTTAATTTTAGTGATCAACTTGGAGCACTTTATTTTTCATCAGTAACTGGAACATTTACAGTTGGCGAAGAAATTTCTGCTGCTGGTGCATATGGAATTGTAAAAGCAGCAGTTACAGATAAGTATCAATACTTGCTGAATGGTACTGATACCACAGCACTCAATACATCTGTTGATTATTCCCAAACTATTTTATTAGATACTTCAGATGCATCAAATAGTGGATATGACATTGCTCTTACTGATGATTTTGGAGTAACACTAGACAATACAATTGTCAGACTAAAGAATTATGGTACTCCTGGACTTGCTGGTGCATATTCACTGCTAATCATAACACCAGAAGTTGTAAATCAATCTATTACTGGATTAGGACTTACGCCAAGCACTGGTCCAGATGGAAGAAGTATTGTTTTTGCAATATCTGCTACTCCAGCTATTGGGCAATATATTTTTGATCAAACCGCAAATGTAGAAGTATCTGGCGGTTCAATTATTTCTTGGGATATAGCAACTCGCGGAACAAATTGGAAGTCAGGAGACCAAGTAACTGTAGATAACTCATATCTTGGTGGAACTGGATCTGGAGCATTAGTAGCATACACGTCTGTCACAATTGTTGGTACAGTTACTACTGTAACAATTACAACAGAAGGTACTGGATACGTAGAAGGAGATATTCTTTCTTTCAATAATTCCATTACAGGAAATAGCGGATCTGGTTTTGAATATAGAATCTCAAACCGAAGAGCAATTTCCGATATTGTATTTGTCAATAGAGGAACTGGATATGTAGTAGGAGATATTTTAAGACTACCACCAGATCCAGGTAATTATGGTGGAGATGATGGATTTGAGTTTGAGATTACCAAAGAGGGAACTCTAGAAAGTATTACAATTACAAATCCTGGTAGAAATTACTATACAGGTGATGTACTTCAATTAGATAGAACTGCTCTTGTAGCAAACCCAGCAGGACTGTCTGGTAACGAAATAGAAGCTTCTATTGCAGTTACTGATATTGATAGTACAATTCCAATTACCATAAGTAATACTGGTGCATTATCTGTAACTGGATCTGTTACATCTACAACGGTAACAGCAGACACCGTAACTGGAAATACATCTGTAACCTCTCCTTTAGGAACATTTACAAATTTAGAAGCAGATAATATTCTTCCAAATTCTACTAATAATATATCAGTATCTTCTCCACTAGGGAATTTAAATATTGATGCAGGATATATTTACGTTGGTGGTGTCAATGGCACTACACTCACAGTTGTTCCACTAACAGGAAATGTTACTACCACTGGAGTATTAAAAACTACTAACGAACTAAACGTAAATAATATTCTTTCTATTGTAGATAATAATATTTCCGTAGTTGGATCAGGTGATGATCTACTTCTAACTCCAGATGCAACAAAAGTTGTAAAGGTAGATGCAAATTCTGCTCTAACAATTCCAGTGGGATCTACTGCTGCAAGACCCCCATTAGGATTTGCAGCGGATGGACAAATTAGATTCAACACAGATACAAATCAATATGAAGGATATAGTGCTACGAATACTTCGTGGTCTTCCTTGGGTGGTATTAGAGACCTAGATGGAAACACATACATTCTAGCAGAACAAACAGTAGGAGCAAACGATAATACTTTATGGTTCTATAATGATGGTGACAACACTGTAAGATTTACTCCGTTCTATCAAGAATTTGTAGAAGTTAAAAAAGTAAGATCTGTAAATGTAACTGCTCCTGCGTATGTAAATTGGACTGCTAATACTCCTGTTGTTGCTGGAGATTATCTAAAGTATAAGCACGACATTTATATCGTAATTTCTCCTGGAACAACTGGCGTAACACAAGATCCACCAACTAATACAAGTGGCAATACATTTACAAATGGAACTGCAACTCTACAGTATTCCGCATCTGCTGTAGCAGATCTAACTTTTGAGGAGATCGGCACTTTAAAAATTGGTCCTGATACAGATGTACCATTAAGCATTAGCAGTGATCTAAGACTTGTAGGCAGCACTATATCCACAGATGTCAGTGATCTGACCCTAGCACCAAATACTGGAAAGAAAGTTGTAGTTGATGCTAATACAACTTTGGCAATTCCAGCAGGAACAACTGCTGAAAGAGGTATTCCTATTCAGGGATCAATTCGTTTCAATACCACAACTTTCACATATGAAGGTTACGATGGAACTAACTGGGGTTCTCTTGGTGGTGTAAAAGACGTTGATCAAAATACTTACATCATCCCAGAGACTGCTCCTGGCGCAAATGAGAACACATTGTTCTTCTATAACGATGGTAACAATACTGTTAATTTGACTACCGCAAATCTTGAGATGCGCGGAGTTGATTCTATTAGCAGTCCTGTCTCAAATATCCTAGAATTTACTGCTTCCACAATTCTATTTGATAATGCCACAACAACCCTCGACAACACTGCTGTAGATACTACATTTTTACATACATCAAAACAATACTTTGATCTTGGTCTTTCTTCTGGACTCAACACAGATCCAGTCTTACGTTTGGATGATCAAGGTGATGTTTATTTCAATATTGGTTTTGGCACAGGAACCTTCTCTGGAGTTAAAGTTTTTGACGGAGAACTAAAAGACTTCGAACTTGCTGATTATCAGATTGTAACGGAAACAATTAACTTGGATAAGGGTACTATCGATTCTGGTAGTGCTGATTTATATGCAACTTCTGTCGCAATGGGTTCTAAGGTAACAGTTTTTGCTAACAATGCAACTACTGGTGAGAGAGAATTTATCGAGTATGCTGTTATAGATAATGGAACAGATGCATTCCACACTGAGTATGGAAATGTAAGATCATCTGGTCAGCTCATTTCAACTGGTATTGAATTGACAGGAGCAGGTATCGTGAGAATTAATATTGACTTGGATGCAAGTGTGGCAGCTAATGATTTGGTTAATATTAAAGTAATTTCACAACTCGCTAAGAAATAAAAATGGCAACTACAAAAGATAAATTTGACTCAGTTGGTGGATTCTCTATCGATAAAACTGTCGTTGTTGATGAACTTAGAAATGCTAAAGATTTCAATACTTTAGAAATTAAAAACGCTGAATTTACAGATAGTAAAACCGTCAATTACATATTGAGGGGAGTAAATACAGCTGTATTACAATTGGATACAGTTGGTTCTCAAATTACAATTGATAATAACACACTTAATTTTGTCACAGGTCATGTAATTGCTGTCAATCCTTCGGGGACAGTTTATTCTGAAAAGATAGAAAGTGTTGTTACTTGTGACAATGCTGGTTTAGTGTCTGTTTTGTCAAGTATGAATACTGTTATTAAGGATGATATTCCATCAGGACAAACTTGGGAGATATCTCCTCTAGGAGGAACTAATAGATTTTCATACTCTACCACAAGAGCTGGTACAACGAATGTTATCAAGTGGGTTGTTAGCACTCAAGTAGTAAGTATTGCATGGCAGTGATGCTAAATATAAGTTAGGACAGTAGGCGCAGGTAGTCAGCACCATGAGTTTTAATATCAATTCCGATAAAGAGTTTGTAAGAGGTTCTCAACCCAAACTCATCGGTGATAACGAACTTACCATTCGATCGGGTACAGGCTCGTTAGAAAAAGAAATCCTTCGTGCTCAACTTGATAGCAATACTGGATTGCCTCGTGTTGGTATCAATAGAACTGGGCAAAGAGTTGATACGATTAAAATCACCGCTGGCGGTTCTGGATATACTAGCGCACCTTCCGTAAATATTTCTCCCCCAGCATCTGGTGGAGTTCAAGCTCTTGCTTCTGCTTTCATCTTCAATGGTGAAGTAACTACAATTGCTGTTAATAATCCAGGAAGTGGATATACTTCTGCACCAACAGTAACATTTTCTGGAGGTGGTGGTGTAGGTGCTGCTGCTACAGCAACACTCGATACGGTTGATTTTGAATTAGATATTTCTGGTGCTATCAGAACTTCTACTTCTATCATTTCTGATACTGCAAGAATTCTCAACCTAGATGTTGATAATCTAATTAGTCCTGATCTAAATCACAGAGCTCCAAACTTAAAAACCTACGCTAACGCTACAGGAACTCTTTGGTCTGCAAGTGTTTTCTTACAGAAAGATTCATACAGATATTTTGGATCAAATATTTATCAAGTAACAGTTTCTGGTACTACTGGAGCAGATGCTCCAACCCATACTGATGGCGAAGTGGTCAATGGTACTGCTACACTAAAGCATATTGGTTTTAGAGTAGATGATAATGAAGCGTTTGGATATGGAACAACAGGAGAATCTGGTGTATATCCAAGATCTATTACACCTGTACTTGGTGACAGATCTGATAAGATTGCAACTACAGAATACGTCCTCAATCTAGCAACGAATGACGTTGGTGGTCGTATCTATGTTTCTCAACAGATTGGTTCCGACCAAAACGATGGTCGTTCTGCTGTCAATCCTGTTCGCACAATTAAGAAAGCGGCACAGTTGGCATGGTCAACTCCTGGCGTAAAAGAAACACTGATTGTTTCTGGTGGTGACTACGTAGAAGATAACCCAATTTCTCTACCACCTGATTGTTCCATTGTAGGTGACAACTTACGTCTCGTCATCATGAGACCTGCCAATCCTGGCAAACACATGGTCAAGTTTGGTGATAAAAACTATGTTATTGGTGTTACCTTCCGCGATCAAATTGATTCAAATGGTGACTCTGTTGCAACTTGGGACTTTGCAATGGTATTTGATGACAAGCAAAGAGTTGTCATCGACAATGAAGTCAATGGAGACTTTGGTGTAGATTTCCCAATTGGTCATCAAATTTTTGGACCAGACAAATTCAATGTCGATTTCCAGCAAAACACTGGTCTATCAGCACTTACCAGTGGTTTAGAAGTAGTTGGTGTCAATACTGGTGCTAGAGCAAAAATTAGTAATGTTGTTTTTGATACAACTACTGGAGCATCAGCGTACATTAATGGTAGTGTAGATGTTCTTCTAACTAGTGGTTCTTTCGTAGAAGGTGAGAGATTTGACTATATTGTTTCTGGTTCTCAAGGAAGTCAGATCAATACACAAACAATCACAGCAACTGCTGGAACAAACACACTGATCTTTTCGACAAATCCTACTGGTGATAGCATTATTCCAGGAAGTTATATCTTTCTAGATGATACTGCAGATGCTAACTTTACTCAAGGATTCTACGAAGTTGCAACTATTGATGATACCAATGCTCCAACTAGTTATGAAGTAACAGTTGTACCTATTCTCAACTCACCTTCTTGGGAAACTAATCAAGCAGCATCTATCAATATTTTCCAGGCTGCTATCGTAACAGAGTCTTTTGATAGTACCTCCATTAAATCAATTAGAGCAGAGGGTGAAGTTGTTTCTGTAGATGAAGATGTAACTTCTACTCTTCCCATTCAGAGAATTGATTTCTCTCTACAGGGAGATCCAAGTATCGCAACTGGTGGTTTCCAAAATGCTCAGTTTGGTAATGCAGAAGATCTTGGTGGTATTGTATTCTATACAAACCAACTAGTTGGTAGAGACAACATTCACGACTTCAAAGAAGGTCAAGAAATTGAAATCTCTGGATTGCCTACTCTAAATCCAGACCTATCTTTCCTGATGGGCAAACAAAGAATTTACAAAGTTCTAGAAGATGCTGATGGTCGTTCTAGAAGATTTGTAATTCCAAAGAAAGCTCCAACAATTAATGATTCAAACTTTGATCCTGGACAAACAGCGGTTGTAAAATCTTACTCCAAGTCAGTTACACTAACACTACTAAACTCACCAAATAATTTCAGTCTTTCTACTCCAGTAGAAAGAAGATTCCAAGATGCTTGTGTATTCTTACGCAACAACAGAGATTTTATTGCGGATGAAGTTGTAGGAAGAATTAATGATCAATTCAAGAAAGAATACTATTCTGTTTATAATGTAAGTGGAACTTCCTTTGATATTTTCCTAGGAACACTAGATCATGCAAATACTTATGATAGTGCAAATCCAACTGGTACTGCAACTTTCGGTGGAGTTACTGCTAATGTAACTAATTTTGTTTATGACACAGCAGTAACTGGAGTAGCAACAGTAACTACTGATGTATCACTAAATCTTTCAGAAGACGATACTGTACAACTAGCAGGTCTTGAAATTTCTTGTGAGGCAGGAACTAAAGTCTATCCATCATACAGTTCTCCTACTGTAACAAACAGCGAAACTAATGGTGATGAACAGTGTCGTCAAGATGTAAGACATTTTATCAACGCCATTGTAAGAGACCTTGAATTTGGTTCTAACCATAACATTATTGAAGCAGCACAGAAGTATATTGTTGGTGCTAAGATTGCTTACATTGAAAATGAGATTATACAGACTGTACGTGCAATTGAATATGCTAGAGAACTAGCAATCCTTGCAATGAGAAACTGGAGAACTGGAGATGGAACTCCAGGCAATCCAGCATATACCCCAGTATATTCTAGCGTACCAAGATATTTTGACGACAGTGTTATTACAGCAACTGCTGGAACTCCTGCGTGTGATGATGTAAGATCTGCTATCGATACTCTTGCATATCTATATGTTGATGTTATCGCTAACGATGCTTCTGGCACATATCTAGATGCTGCATATCTAATTGCTAGAAACAGAGATCTGATTGCAGATCAAGCACTTATCAATACTGAGGCACAGTTCCCTTCTCTAGGACTGTCTGATATTCATCAAAGAAAGTGCCGTAGAGATATTAATTATATTCTAGGTGGTCTAATTAGAGACCTTGTTCTTGGAGGAAACTCTGGAATTGTAACTAATGCAGAAACATACTTCACAGGAACTGCACTGACTGGTATTGATGCATCTCAAATAGAAGAGACCAGATATGCATATACTCAAGTAAGAGATCTTGCTATCGCAGCGATGCGTGGATGGAAAGATGGTGCTGGCGCTGCTGTAACCACATCTTCTCCAATTCCACAGTTTGTTGATGCAACTATTCTAGCAGATCCTCTAGGCAATCCTCTTTGTGCAAACGTAGAAGCATCTATCACAACTTCTATGGGTATTCTAGATGGCATTCTAGAGTATGCAGAGGATCCTGCTAGTGGAACTGCAATCGAACCAGGAACTACTACTAAGACTACAGGAACATTATTTGACACTACAAATGTAATTACATATCCAGATAGTTACATCTATGATGCTAACAATCAAAGGATGGCAATTCGTGGTGACTTTGATGATTATCCAATCATTGAGGCATCGCCATATACTCAGAACTCTTCTATCATTTCGTTCTTAGGTGGTAGTGGTGCTCTAGTTGATGGTTCTAAAGTTAAGCAACCCAACTGTCCTTTCCCTGGTCTAGAACTTGATGGTTCTGCAACCTTCCCCAATCAGGGTAAGTCGATGGTTGCATCTGCATTCACCATCGTCTCCTTTGGTGGTACAGGATATAAAATTATTGAAGATGGTTACACTCAGTTAGTTTCGGTCTTCGTTATCTTCTGTGCTGATGGTATTCTTGCTGAGTCTGGTGGTTATGCATCAGTTACAAACTCCGCTACAAACTTTGGTCAGTTTGCTCTACGTGGTAGAGGATTTAGAAGAGAGGCATATTCATTTGACGTTGGTACTATTGTTAATGTTTCTGCAACTCCAACTGGAAGAACTATCTTTACTGTTGATAATTTAGGAAGAGAACCACTAGAGCACTATGTTGTTAAAGTTGATGGTCATAGTAATACATCAAGCACAGTAGAATACTTCATCGACGAAGTATCTGGTGTTACAGTTGGTCCTCCTTTCTCTGCTACGATCACCATCGACGATGGAACTGGACAACCATATAGCGTCATCAGAGACAGTGATGGAACTCCTCAAACTGCTGCTTCTCTTCTTGGAGAAACCATCAGACTTCACAGACCATCTATTGTTAATAGTTCTTCCCACACTTGGGAATTTGCAGGTTCTGGTACTAACTACTTAGCACTACCTGAAAACGGTGGTACTAAAGTAGAGGCAAACGAGCAAGTCTCTGAGGACTATGGTCGTGTATATGTCTCTGGTACTGACGAACTAGGTGACTTCAAAGTTGGTACTTTTGCTCAGATTGAAAACAGAACTGGTGCTATCACCTTTACTGGCACGGTTACTATCTCTGAAGTTGAATTCTTGAAACTGAAGGGTGGCGACGTTGTTGTTACTGGTTTCGATGCATCTAACACACTTGGTGGTGCTAATGCTACTGACTCTAAACTACCTACTCAAAAGGCAGTTAAGGACTATATCACTAACAACCTTGGTCCTTACATCAACAAACCATACTCTACAAATGCTGTTCCTAGAGCACTGGTTGAACTTACCGATTCGGGTAAGATTTCTATCGACCAAATTCCAGCACTAAGACCATTTGAAGTTTATACTGTTGCAGACCAGCAAGAAAGAACTTCTATCGAAGGAGCACTCGCTGGTGACATTGCTATTCAGCAAGACACAACTACATCATTCATTCTTAACAATGACTTGGATAGTTTGTTCCTTGCATTTGGTGTTGATCCAACTATCCAATTTACAATTGGCGATATTTTCCTTGGCAGCATATCTCAAGGAAGAGTTCAAGCAACTGAATATAGACAAGGTGTAGTTCATACCATCAATATTACCGATGGTGGTTCTGGTTACACCTCTCCACCTACAGTAACAATTGCTGGTGGTAATCCCCAGCAAGGTGGAGTATCTGCTGCAGCAACTAGTACCATTGCAAATGGAGAAGTTGTAACTGTAACTATTGTCGAATTCAATGGTTATAAAGGAGGAAAAGGATACACAACTGCTCCAACAGTAACGTTCTCTGCTCCTGCTGGATCTGGAACACAGGCAACAGGTGTCGCATTAATTGAAAGCAGATTGTATGGCGATATTGTCAATAACATTGCTATTACTGATACCGATACTATTGAATCCAGTGATATCCCAGCAGTAACTGTTAATCTTACCAGAGTTGTCAATACATCATCATTTGATAGTAACAACTGGGTATCACTAACTTCCAGCACTATCGACGGTTCTACCCTTATTGGTGGTCCGATCCCAGCAAACGTTATTGCTACTGGAGGAACTGCAAACTCATTCACATTCTTACGTGGAGATCAAAACTGGGCACTGGCAGTACAATCTGTAAAGAGCACAGAGACTAGATATTTTGCAAAACTAAGTTCTCAAGCTTCTTCTGGAAGTTCCGAACTACAATTTACAACCAATTCGGATGTATTAGTTGGACATGAAGTAGTTGCTAATGTAACAGGTATTCAAGCGAATACTAACATTGATGGAGTATTAACGTCTGGTGGATTTACAACTATTTCACTAAGTAATACTCTAACATCAACAATTCCAGTTGGTACAGTTATTGAATTCGATAGAGGATCATCTCCTATCACATTTGAGTCTTCATACACGCAAGGTGGATTTGTAGATTCTATCGTAATTGCTAGTGGTGGTTCTGGATTTACAAACGGTCAATACTTTGACCAGCAATTACTTGGTGGTACTGGAACTGGTTTAAGAGCAAACATTACAGTAGCAAACAATGCAATCAGCGATATTGTTGTTACTGATGGTGGTGTTGGATTTACCGCAGACTTCAATATTACTACACTGCCAACTGCTACCATTGGTGCAGGATCCAATGCAGTATTAGCAGCAAAAATTTCCACAGTTAATAAGCAATATGCAAATGTTGCTATTGATGTTCAGAGAGTTACTGATCTAACGGTCAGTGCAGACCTCTTCGGTACAATTGGTGTTGCTAGATTTAAGAAGTCTCAGTTTGATATTGGCACAGAAGGTAACGGTTCTGTCACACTGAAAACTGGTGCTGATAGTGGTCTAGATGCTGACCTCCTCGATGGTGCTCAAGGTGCGTTCTATCTAAACTCAACTAACCAAAACTCTGGAACTTTACCAACTGATAGACTATCTGGTACTTACAATATTAGTATCTCGGGTTCTTCTGCAAACACTATTCGTTTGATTACTGGTACAAACAACCCAACATCAAACCCATCTCCTAATAACTTTGTTGAAGGTATTATTGCTAATACGATTAACAACAGTGCTAATGGTCTCAATGATGGTGGAAGCAAGAACCTTGTAATGACCATCAGAAATGGTGGATCTGGATTTGATGCTTCCTTCGGTGGTGTAAGACAACTTGCATTCACTGATAATGACAACATGTACCTCCGTGGTTCTGGAACTGGTCTCACCGCTTTTGGTTCTTGGGGTAAGATCTGGAGTTCTCTCAATGATGGTCCTGGATCTGATCTTGACGCTGATAAACTAGACAACCGCCAAGGCATCTGGTATCAGAATGCTCTGAATGTCAATTACGGAACTCTATCTGATGAAAGACTTCCAAGATTTATCAGTGCATCATCTATCCGCGATGATCTAACAATTAAATCATTCAATGGAGATCCAAGATATCAAATTTATGTTAGTGGTTTAGTTCTGGGATCTACACCATTTACTCCTGGCAACTCTGTCAATCTGTATAATAGCAATTCTCAGAATGTAGGTGAAATCACGATTGATAATCTTATCGTCAATGACGATACTGTTGATAACTTTAATGATTATACAATTATCGTTGGTAGATTAACAACTGGTAATTTCATTGGTGCAGAAACTATTGGATCTGCAAGCAATAGAGTTCCATTCCAAGACTTCTCTATTGAAGACGGTAACACCATTGATGTTGCTGTACTAGAAAGTGATAGTGGAACAGCTAACCTAAGACTAGGAAGAAAGGACGGTGTTTCTTCTGCACCTGGAATCTATTTCAATAGTTCTCAGTTAGCAGCAAACTACAACGTTGCAATGATTGCTTCTGGTGGCAATGGAACTGACGGATCTGGAACTCTGAACGTTCAGGTTGTTAATGCCGATGGAATGACCATCAACGGTAACCAGATCTGGAACTCAGGTAACATTCAATTCCAAACAACCAATGTTCCAAACACTGCTGTTCTTCGTGATGCTAATGGAGATATTGCTGTTGGAGCTATCACTGGTAACGTAACTGGTGCTGCTTCTCTAAACGTATTGAAAGCAGGCGACACCATGACTGGTTCGCTAACTCTAACTGGTGCTGGATCTAACCTAAGCGTATCTGGAACATCTACTCTAACTGGCGACACAACAATTGCTGGAGATCTGATTGTTGATACAAATACATTCTTTGTAGATGCATCAACAAATAGAGTTGGTATTAACTCTGGCACTCCTGCTAGAACATTTGATATTGGTGGTTCTGGTGCAGGTGATGTTGTTGGTATTAAAGGTGGTAATTATAACCAAGTTAATATAGCACACAGTAGCAACAGTGCTTGGGGATTATTGATAAGCAATAGCGACAATACCCTCAATAGTGCTTATCATTTCTCTACTTCTGGAAACAATAGTAGTTGTGCAATCGTCAATATGAGTGAAGATGCACTGCACTTCGGAACAAATAATGTTGAGAGAATGACCATCAAGCATGATGGTACAGTTGGTATCGGAACAAACAATCCAGATTCTAATTATCGTTTAGATGTAAATGCTGCTGCTCGTATTAGATCAAATCTAACTCTAGACAGTGCAAATGATAATTCAGGTGTCGGTGTCAATTTCCTCGGTTCATCTTCCTTTAGAAACTTTAGAATTGGCAACCAATTAATTGGCGATGATATCTTCTCCATCCAAGCATCAACTGCTAATGGTGGAACAACCTGGAATGCTACACCTGCTATTGCAATCGATGGTGATACAAACAGAGTTTCTATTAATACCACAACTACCACAGTTAATGGTATCGACATGCAGTTGAATGTTGATGGTAACTTCAACCTCAACGGAACTCTATATGCTAATGGTTCTCCATTCGTTACTTCTAAATGGACTGATAGCACGACTGGCGGACACATCTATAGACTATCTAGAGTTGGTGTTAATCAGGCAGATCCTGATTATCAACTACATGTTAATGGATCTTCTAACTTCGTTGGTGCTTCCTTCGGAACTACCACCGCAAGTGCATCCAATAACAATAACGACAACGCTATGAGAGTGATGGGTGACAGACAGTATATTGATACCTACGGTGTCATGAAGGCAAACAGAAACACAGTTGCAGAAAACGTCACCGTTCCTGCAAACACAAACTGTATGTCTGCTGGACCAATTGAATTGACTGGCAACACAGTAGTCACCATCCTAGATGGTGCTGCATGGTCGATCATCTAAATAAATATAAATAACAACGGAAACAAGAAAGTAAAATGGCAAGTATTCTAAAGTGTGATACTTTGCAGACAACTGCAGGAGTAACATATGTTTCCAACGGAGCTTTCGTTGGAGGCGGAATTAGTTCAGCAAATAATATTACAGGTGGATCTGCTGGACAGTTACTATACCAATCCGCTGCGGATACTACTGCAAAACTGAGTGTTGGTGGTAGCTCACAGGTTTTGGTTGGTGGAAGCACTCCTTCATGGACTAACATTAGTAGTCTAAGTGTTGGTAGTGCTGCTACACTTTCCACTGCTAGAAACATTAACGGTGTATCTTTTAATGGTTCTTCAAACATTGCAGTCAATCCGACTTCAGGTGCCTATTCCAATGGATGGGGTGCTAAAACAGTTTCTACTGGTAACCCATCTGGTGGAAGCAACGGTGATATTTGGTACAAATACTAATTAAAGGAACATGTCAGAAGAAAAGACTTACTGGATGCCTGAAGTTCTTCCATCTCCAACAGAAGAATATAACGAAGCTCAGCGCACAAAATCCTATCTAACACCAGACGGTGAAGAAAAGAGACACCCTGGTTGGACATACGAGAATCAAGCTTTAGTAGATGATGATTATCTTCTGAAGAATGAAGGTTATCGTAGATTAATTGACAACTATCCTAGTGAAGTTGATGATGCCAATCATATTATTGAAAGAACAGATCTTTCGCAATGGATTGGTACTTCTACTACTGTAACAGTAAAGTATGATGTGTTTCAAATAAGAGAAGCATCATATCCATCAGTTTTAGCATTTGATAAAACTTGCGAAGAGAATGATATTTCTGAATGGACAGTTGATAGAGTCAATATGGTTATGACAAAGACCTACACTGTTGTAGATCTAACCCCAGAAGAATTAGCAATCAAGAAAGAATCAACTTGGTCTGCTGTAAGAGAACATAGAAACAGAAGATTGCAAGAATCTGATGTTATTCTTCTTAAGGGTCTTGAGGACGGGAGAACAATCTCAGAAGAAGTAAAAACTTATCGTCAAGCTTTGAGAGATTTCCCATCAACAATTACCGACATTACTACAATTGATGGTCCTACCACAAGAGTAGAAGATGATGCTATCTGGCCATCTAAACCAGCAGAATCAAATTATTACGTTTAGTACAAATCATGAGTATTTTTAATAACGTTTCTGGCACTTGGAGAGAGATTCAAGAACTCTGGAACAATGTTTCTGGAACTTGGAGACAAGTTGATACTGTTAATAACAATGTCTCTGGAACTTGGAGAGAAACTTATACTGCTACTCAACCAGCAACTTTTAGTTTGTCCCCAGGATCCCCTGGAGACTTGAGTACTTCTCCAAAATTATATCTAAACCCAGGTAATATTAATTCTCCTGGTGGATCATCTTGGAACATTTCTTTTTCTCAACCAACTCCTGTCAATATTAAAGTTTGGGGAGCAGGTGGTGGTGTCGATGGCAATGCTGGCGCTGGTGGTTTTGCTGGTGGCAACATGACAATGAATGGCGGAACCACTTATCGAGTGTGGGCTGGTGGTAGAGGAACTCCATCTGGTGGAAGAAATGGTGCAGGTGGTGGTGCTGCTTCTGGCATCAGACAGGGTAACACTGCTGTTATTATTGGCGGTGGTGGCGGCGGTGCTGCTGGTCGCCCTGGTGGTGCTGGTGGCGGTACTAATGGTCAGCCTAGAAGACCACAAGGTGGTGGTGGCGGAACACAAAACGGCGTAGGTGCTGGCGGAGCTGCTCCCAGAAGAAGAGGAAACCCTGGATCTGGAACAAGAGGTGGTCAGGGTAGAACTGGACCACCAGCAAACCCAGGCGGAACTAGTGGTATTGGAAGCAACGTCTATCAAGGTGGATATGGCGCTGCCAACGGTGGTGACAAAGGATCTGGTGGTGGCGGTGGCGGTCGCTACGGCGGTGGAGAAGGTGGAGGAGACTCTGGTGCCTTTGGTGGTGGCGGAGGATCTGGTTACACCAATCCATCATACATTTCTTCTCCATCATTGTCGCAAGGCAATGGTCCAACCGCAGGAAATAGTGGAGATGGTGATAGAGGTAGTTACGGAAATACAGGAAAAGCAGGACGAGTTGTTATTACCTGGAATCCATGATAGAATGATTTTTTAGTGATGTGGAATGTTTGTATTTGATCTTCCTTGTCCAATATACAAAACAAAACTAAAAGAACACAACACCCTGAAGAATGAGATTTTAAGTCTCATTGATTCTTCAGGGTGTAGTTCTTATGTTGGTATAGACGATCATGGATATACAAAAACCATGATCAGTAAATGTGATTGGAACTTACCCAAAGAAGCAGAAAGAAAATATCTAGATATTATTTTTCCTCATATCGAAGAGAATCACTTTAAGTTGTTCAATAGTCTAGGATTTCCAACTGTTAATATTATCAATATGTGGTTCCAGCAATATGAAAAAAATTCTTTTCATGAATGGCATACACATACACAATGTCAATGGTCATCTGTTTATTATCTAGAATTTCCAAAAGGAAGTCCTAGAACGGTTTTTGTCAGTCCTCTAAATAATACAGATACATTTGATGTTGATACTGAAGAGGGAGACATTATAACCTTCCCTTCTTTTATTGTACATTCTGCTCCAAAAGTAGAATCAAATAAAAGAAAAACAATTATATCATTTAATTCTGATATTAGTTTGTCATGAGTGATTATCAAGAATCCATTTTCTCCGTTCCTGTATTCCATTACGAAGTTAGGGACTGGGAAGTCAAGAAGAAAAAACTCAAAGATCTTTACAACAGAGTATCGGTAAATAAAGATTTATCTTATACTGTATTAACTGATTACTTTAGAGAAGGTAAAGAATCTTATTGGGAAGACATTGTAGATATCCTAAAAGAAGAATTAGGATTGTTTTCTCAAGCAACAAATATGTCTTATGCTCCAAATGGACATTGGTTTGAGTTAGCTAAAAAAGGTATGCACCATGAAATCCACAATCATGGTGCTGTTGGATATAGTTGTGTCTTGTACATAGACTATGATGAAGATGAACATACTCCAACAAGATTTCTGTCACCTTTCAATAACTTTTTTGTTGGATGTCAATTAGTGCATACTCCATCAGAAATAAAAAGTGGATCTATGATTTTCTTCCCGTCAGTTATTCATCACTACACATCACCATGTACAAGTGATAAAGAAAGATTGATTCTTTCATTCAATTTACATCCTATTAATGTTTGATATGGCATTCCAAAGTGTTTGGTATTCTACAGGACTACCTGAAAAATTAGTAAAAACTATAGACGAAGAACTCTTCAGTGAGTTTGGAGATTCCATGGAGGTTTCTAGTTTATATAAAGGGGAGGTAGATAATAAAACAAGGAACTCTAGTAATGCTTGGATTCCTAGTGGTCATTGGTTACCTGGATTTTTGTGGCATTATGTCTCGCTAGCTAACCGATCAAATTTTCTGTACGATATTGATTGTATTGATATGAATAGTATTCAATATACTCAATATACCGAGGGACAATTTTATAAATGGCATACTGATCATGGTCTCCTCAATATGTACAAACCCGAAACAGAAGATACTACAGGAGAACAGTATATTTCTGACAAGATTAATACAGAGTATGAAAATGTCAGGAAACTATCAATCGTTATGCAATTATCAGATCCATCAGATTATGAAGGAGGTAATCTTCAGTTACTAGATGAGAATGGTAAAACATATTTTGCTCCTAGAACTAGAGGAACTGTAATTATATTTGATTCTAGAACTCAACATAGAGTATTGAAAGTTACTTCTGGTGTTAGAAGATCTATTGTTGGTTGGGTAGTTGGTCCGAGGTGGAAATGATGGAAATGATAGCTTTAGATAGTCAATTGATACCAACAAAAGGTTCTACTTTAAGAACCAGGAATGAAAAATTTGATACTAATGGTTTCTTTTTTCTTCCTAACTTAGTTCCAGATCCCACTAAACTGGAATGTGATGTTCCAGAATGGAGAGGATCTAGAACTTATTATGGTAGTGTAGATAATTATTCTCACGTAGATGATGAGGGTCAGGTAGATGGTTCTTCTAGCAGATATAATTGGCCAGCATATAAAGATCTACATACAAAAATTAGATTAGAAATAGAACAAGTATTAGGTAAAAAATTATATAATACTTACTACTACGATAGGTTCTATTTCTTAGGACAGGAATTGGAAAAACATGTTGATAGAGATGCGTGTGAAATTTCTGTCAGTCTTATGATCAAAACAAATCTAAAGTGGGAATATGAATGGCCATTCATTGTGGATAGTTCGAATCCAGAATTAAGAGAAACTTGGATCACTACAGCACCTGGAGATGCTATCATATACAAAGGTTGTGAGATACCACACTGGAGACCACCATTGACTTCTAAGTACGGTAGAGACGAACCTAAATATAAACTGTGGGCGCGTAGAATTTTACGTGGTCGTGATGACACTTTTTGGCATCAGGCATTTTTCCATTATGTTTTGGCAGATGGAAATAGATGCGAACATGCATTTGATGTAAGTAACCGTTATTAATTTGAGGTAATCATGGATTCAGAAACACTTAAGAAAAATTTTGAGGAGCAACTAGCTTCTACTGACAAACAGATCAGAGAACTCGAAGAGAATCTGAAAAAAGCAAAAGAGTATAAAATTAAACTGGAGGGTGGTCTAGAGACTCTAGGACTTCTAGAAGGTGAATCAGACCCAGACGTTCCAGCAGAAGCACCAACTGAATAAATACTAAATCCCTTCTTCCTAAATAGGTAAGAAGGGATTTTTGTGTGTAATGGCATCTCCAAACTCAAGGACTGATCTTATAACATACTGTAAGAGGCAGTTGGGTGAGCCTGTCCTGCAAGTTAATATTGATGACGAGCAGGTCAATAACGTTATCGACGATACCATTCAGTTCTTTCAGGAGAACTGTTACAACGGCATGGAGAGGTGCTATCTAACTCACGCACTAACTGCAGATGACATTGCTAGATTCAAAGCAACAGTAACAACCAGCAATGGAACTACTAACTGGAATGAAGCAACAAACTACATTCCTATTCCATCACATGTTACTGGAATCAGTAAAGTATTTGGTCTTGTTAGTAATTCAATCCGTTCTAATCTCTTTGGCGTTGAGTATCAATTGTATCTGAATGATCTATATGCATTTGGATCACTAGATATCCTCAACTACTTTATGACCAAGCAATATCTAGAAACACTAGATATGGTTCTGAACAATGGTTCATTCCAGCAGTTCAGATTTACAGCGCGTCGTGATCGCTTATATCTTGACGTAGATGCTGACTTCCTTGCAGAAGATAAGTATCTGCTAATTGAAGCACATAGGATGATTGATCCTAACGATGCTACTGAAATGTATAATGATATGTTTGTCAAGAGATATGCTACTGCTCTAATGAAGAAGCAGTGGGGTATGAATCTAATTAAGTATAACAATGTTCAGTTACCTGGCGGTGTTACTCTTAATGGAAGAGAATTATACACAGACGCACTAGCAGAAATTGAGAAAATCGAAAGCGAAGTTCTCAGCAAGTATGCAATCCCACCAATGGATATGATCGGATAAGATGCCTACCAGTCCCTACTTTCCAACATACTACTCAGGTCACAGTGGCGAACAGAATCTCATTCAGGATCTTGTGGATGAGCAAATCAAACTGTTTGGTACAGATATATACTATATCCCTAGAGTCGTCCTAAAAGATAGCACGTTAGATGAAGTAAGATACTCTAAGTATCAAGAGCAATTTCAAGTCGAAATGCTTCTACAAAACGTGACTGGATTTGCTGATGGCGCAGAATTTGTCAGTAAGTTTGGTCTTCGTATTACTGACGAGGTTACTTTTCGTATCTCTACAAGACGTTGGGATGAAGTAGTAGCAGCAGAAAACCCTACGCTTGCCTATGATGGCAGACCTAATGAGGGAGATCTACTTTACTTCCCACTAACAGAAGACATCTACGAAATTAAATTTGTAGAAAAAGAATCTCCTTTCTTCCAGTTTGGCAAGATTCAATTCTACACACTGACTGCAGAACTCTACGAGCTTGGCAGCGATTCCTTCGAGACTGGCGTTGAGGAGATTGATGATATCGAACTAGAGTTTGGTTCTGCTATCAAGCTTGTCATGGATCCTGGAGGATCAGGTGACTTTACAGTTGGCGAAGAAGTTGTTGGAGATGAGTTCCTTGCTAAAGCAACAGCAACTATTAGCGGTGATGCTGTAGATAGCATCACGATTACTGATAGTGGATTACATTATAATGCTTCTTTACCACCTACAGTAACTATTACAGGAGACGGAAATGGAGCAACAGCCACTGCATCGGTTAGCTCGACTGGTCTTGTTACTGGCATCCTTGTCACTAGCGGGGGTACTGGTTATACAACTGCTCCTAGTGTCACTATTGACTATTCACCTAAAGACAACAGAGCAGAAGTCAAGTCCTGGAACAGTTCTACAAGAGAACTCCAAGTCATTAACAGAACAGGAACTTTCACCACTGCTGAAGTAATTGAAGGTCAAACATCAGGTGCTAGATGGAGTCCTGAGTCATTTGACACTCTAAATAATACGAGTAGCACCTACTACGCTCAGAATAGAGCAATTGAAGATAGTGGTGATGAGATTATTGATTGGACTGAGGGCAACCCATTCGGTGAATATGGCAACTTTACGGATAGCATCTGATGTTAGGATCACATTTTTACAATCAAATTGTTCGTAAGAACATTATTGCGTTTGGTACGCTCTTCAATAATATTGAAATGAAGAGCACGGATCCTGATACAGGTGAAGTATTAGAAGCACAGAAAGTTCCTCTTGCTTATGGACCAAAACAAAAGTTCTTGGTTCGTCTCACAGATGTCTCTACTTCTAAAGTAGCAATCACTCTACCTCGAATTTATTTTGAGATGACTGGAGTTGAATATGATTCTGCCCGTAAGACATCACCAATTCAAAAATACAAAACAATCATTGATGATAATGGTAATGAAGTCAGAGTTCAATATGTTCCTGTTCCTTATAATATAAATTTTGAACTAGGAATTATTGCGAAGTCACAAGATGATGCTCTACAAATTTTAGAACAGATCTTGCCATATTTCCAACCATCATTTTCTGTGACTCTCAACATGATTCCTGACATGAATGAGAAGAAAGATATTGCTATTGTTTTAAACAACATTGGCAGTGAGGATGAATGGGATGATACTTTTATGAATAGAAGATACATCGCATATACTTTGAACTTCACAATGAAGTCTTATCTATACGGTCCTTACAGCACTTCTGATATTATCAGGAAGGCGATCATTCACGAAACGGTTGGAGATCTTGCTGTTAATCGCAGAACTATTACACGAACATATACACCCAAAGCAAAAACAGATATCAACACAGATGGTGTCATCGATGTCAATGATGACGCACTAGTAGATGCTGGTGATGACTTTGGATTTAATGAAGGGATTGAATTCTTATGAGCCTAGAAGAGAACATGGAGGAGATCCTCAACATTACCGCAGAACCTGTTGAGGAAAGCAAACCTTCCAAACCAAAACCACCAGAGGTCGATAGAGACGATCGTGAGAAGGATTACCAATATACCAGGGGTGAGTTATATAGTCTCATAGACAAGGGTCAGGAGGCGGTTAATGGTGCCTTAGAGGTCGCTCAGGAGTCAGGGCACCCAAGAGCATATGAAGTCGCTGTAGCGGCAATGAAGCACGTTGCAGACATGACTGAGAAACTCCAAGACCTACATAAGAAGATGAAGGATCTTGACGAAGAAAAGAAAGGTCCATCCAAGGTCACCAACAACGCTATGTTTGTTGGTAGCACTGCGGAACTTCAGAAGATGCTGAAGCAGATGGGTGGCGGTAAGAGATAAATAATAGGATAGAAGTGTAATCTAAATGGCATACGTTAGATACGATTACAATAATGTAATTGCTGACCCGCAACCTGCTAGTACAACTGTCAATCAGTTTTCTGGCACTGAGGGTTGGAGCACTGTGACTTATAAAGATTGGAATGGTGATTATGAAGCGCATGACCATCTAAATGCAGACAGAACCCCTGGCACATTCCAAGCAAGGAACTACGATAATACTGTCAGAACTCCTGCTGCATATCAACGTCATGATGTAAACAACGCAGCGGTATCAGCATAATGTCATTCAACAATTATATCTGGGGAGAAAACTTTGCTCTCAATCTAGCAAGAGGCAAAGTTCGTGGAACTTCTTATGTGGAGAAGTTCGGTAGAAATCCAAGTGTCTCTACAAGTATTGAAACTATTTGGGATCGTGGTGGCGTCTACGAATATCTAACATCCGCTGCAGCAGTTTATGTTTATTCTGCTAATGCCAACGATGGATTGACTGGAACTGGAGCTAGAAAAGTAACAGTTCAAGGACTGGATGCTGATTGCAATTTGGTTCAGGAAGAAGTTACAGTTAATGGTGCTGCTTCTACACAAACATTCTTTAGAGTTTATAGAGCATTTATTACTGATGCTGGTTCTGATGGATACAATAAAGGTGATCTTGTTATCAGCACCGCAGCATCAGGAGCAGGCACAGTCGTAGCACAAATTGGTGGTGATGGAACTGGAATTAACTATATTGGTTTCGGTCAGACTATGCTATCTTTGTATACAGTGCCTGCTGGTAAGACAGCATATCTAACACAATGGACTATTGGAGCAGGAGATTACAATACAGCAACATCTGCTTTCTTGAGAACCAGATTACCAGTTAATGGATTTGTGATGACAACATCAGATACTATGTCAGTATCAGGTGGTTTCCATGTAAAGAACTATACTATTCCACTAAAGTTTGACGAAAAAGTAGATATTGAAGTTCAGGCATTTAATGGTGCTGGAACTCAAATCAGTTCAACATTTAATCTTATTCTCTTAGATAACTAAATAATCTTGTAAACCCTCGTCGGTTATCATGAGAGATTATAAGGAATTTAAAGAACTCTGTGAAGCTAAGCGTGGTCTCTACGCAAATATCCACGCTAAACGAAAGAGAGGAGAAGCACCTGCGCGTCCTGGTAGTAAGGACTACCCCGCGAAGGATGCTTTCAAAAAGGCGGCGA